ATCATTTCCGGGGCCCCGGGGGAGGGGTGGACCCCCAGGCTGTGACGCTGAGTCACCTGAGACCGGGGTGCTTGACCGCCGGCCGCTTCGCTGCGTCGCGCTGACGAGCACGAGCGCTGGCGGCTTGCTCCTGGGTGACGCGCTGGTGGCACCACGAACAGGCGCCGCGCCCGTTGCTCGGTTCGTCGCTACCGCCGAGGTGACGGGCCCTGATGTGGTCAGCCTCGGTACTGGTGCCGGTGCAGCCGGGGCGACCGATGGTGCAGTACGGGTCGCGCTCGAGGATGGCGCGGCGGATGACGGGCGGGAAGCCTCGGCCACTCTTGGTCCAGACCACGTCGCCCCCTCAGTAGTGCGCGTGCACGACCACGAGGCTGACGCCGAGCGCGATACCGGCCTTGAGCGTGACGGTCACCGTGCTTGCCGTCTTGCTCTTGACCGTCAGCGTGAACCCGGTGTTGAGCGGCGTGACGACCCGTGCGGTGTAGCTGGCGTCGGGCATGGTCTCGGTGAGCGTGACGACGATGTCGGTGGTGGCGTTCAGTGCGAGGGCCGGCGTGGCTGCGACCCCGATCGCAGTAGGTGTGGCGCTCTTGATGGCAGCCACAGTCGCAGTCAGGGCGGCCAGCGCAGCAGCCGTGCTCGCCGCTGCCGCTTTGATCGCGGCACGATCGGTCAGGGACTCGGCGGTGCTGGCTGCGTACGCGCTCGTGAGCCCCTGCAGAGTGGCGATGCTCTCGTCCTGCGCTGCCCTGAGGGGGTCGCGGGTGAGCACCATCTGCCGCGCGTTGTCGGCCTTGGCGTCAGCACTGGTGGCCTTCGCCTGGGCTGTAGCGGCGTCCTGCTTGGCGGATGCGGCTGCGATGTCGGCGGCGTCTGCTCGGTCCTGAGCGGCGCGTGCAGCAGCGCCAGCGGCCTGAGCAGCATTAGCGGCTGCCGTAGCGGCGGTGACGGCCTGAGCTGCGGTGGCGTCAGACGCAGCTGCCCTAGCGGCGGCTGCGGCGGCCTGGTCCTGTGCGGCCTTGACGGCGGCAGCGCCTGCCGCGTCAACACCGGGCACGACCCCGCGCACGCTGAGCGGCATCAGATGACCCGCTGCACGGAGACCCGCGGCCTGCCGGGGCTGAGGAACTTCACGGTGGTGGGCCCGCTGGTGTAGGGCTCGCGCTCATCGGAGCCCATGGCGCCGGCGGGGAGGATGTAGGTGCGCGGACCCTCAGGAACGGGCGTCGATCCGTCGAGGGTGTACCAGATGTCGGCTGCCCCGTCGCGGCTGATGATCTCGACGACCTCAAGGTCCACATCGAAGATGACAGTGGAGATGGTGTTGGCCTCGAGCGTGAAGTGCGCCGCAACCTCACCCGCAGACGCGGCAACGTTGATCGTCCCCATCACGCACCTGCGATCTTCGCGACCACCTGCGCGTGCCTGGCGATGTCCCGTTCCCGCAGCAGCTGGTCGAGCAGCGTGTCCACGCAGTCGATCCACAGCGCGGGGTCGAGGCGCCGGATCTCCCGGTCGCGGGCGTATTCGGCGAGCTTGGTGGTGGTGGTGACCATTGCCGGCTCCCGTCGTCGGGGTTGCGGGGGTTGGTCCTTCCCCTCGCTGGGAGCTCGTCCCGCGCGTGGCCTCGGGGGCTGTGGGCGGTGCGGGCTTGAGCTTCGACCAGCGAGGGGAGGTGCGTGAGCCCGAAGGCGTCAGTGGCTGTGGTCGGTGAGGACGGTGCCACGCTTGATGACTTCGACCAGGTACATGTCCCGGAAAGCCGCGACCGCCTTGTGGTCGGCCTCTCGGAACTCGGTCCATCCGGTCTCGAGGTGCTTGTAGTAGTCGGCCTCGACGCAGGTGCGTCGCCTGCTCTTCTCGGGGGTGGAGGTCGTGATCTCCCAGTGCGCCATGGTGGTCTCCGCGGTGGTGGTAGTGGTGATGGTGGACCCGCGCCCGGGAACGCAAAAGCCCGGCGAGACGGTGAGGTCTGCCGGGCTGCACGTCCCAAGACTGGGATCTTCTCAAAGAGTAGCACGGAGGTCTGACATTAGGCCGCGCGCTTGCCGGCCCTCTCGTCCTGCTTCTTCTTCTCGGCCTCGTAGCGGGCCACGACGTCACCGATGCGGTACTTCGGGACGGTGCGCCCATTCGCTGCGATGGTGGTCCCGACAGGCAGCAGCGGGTTGGGGTTCCGCTTCTTCCGCTCGGGGTTCTCGGGGTTGTACGCCCATTCGCGGATCATGCCCACGGTGATGTTGCGCCCGAGGAGTCGCATCGATGTGGCCGCAATCTCGACAGCCGTTGTGGCGTGATCAAGAGCCTTCTCCTGCTTACCCGCGCGCTTCTGCACCTCGCGTACATCCTCGGTCTTTCCGCAGGCGCAGGCGACCAGGTGCTGCCCAAGAAAGGCGCGCATCTCCTCCCCACAAAGACAGTGCCCGACGAGGGCTGTCTCCTCGCGGCCACCGGGATTCATGGCCGCGCGGATGAGCTCCGCCTTCGCCGCGACCTCGCCAGCCGCGTCCCTGCCAGCCTCGTGTCGCGCAAGCCAGTCGTAGTGGTTCCCCACGAATTTTGCGAGCCCTGGCCCGTCGCTACCGCTGAGGCTGGGCCACAGTCCTCGCTCCTCGGCGATGACCATGGCCCAGCCGGCGAGCTGCTCGCAGGTGGTGCGCTGCAGGTCCAGGATGTAGTCGCTGACCGGGGCGGGCCTGACGTCGGTGCGCCCGATGGTCCCGGTGGTCCTGGCCTTGACGGTGGTGACGACGAGGTGGTCCCACCAGCGTGCGATGGCTTCGCAGGATGACCGGATGGTCTCCTCGATCTGCACGACGTCCATGTCGTCGCAGTCGTTGCTGCGGCTGAGCCGCGTTTCGTACCCCGACACTTGCGCCCCCCGACACCCGACAACCGGTGTCACCCAGTGTAATCCACAGGCGCCGTCCACAGGGGTGTGGACAACCGTCAGTCCCTGGCGGGCTTGACCGAAACCACGTGCGCATCCCGCGCGTAGATCCCGTTGCTCATGCTGATCCCGTCCGCCTTGGCGCCCACCGTCAGCCGCGACCCCTGCTTGCCGTCCCGATCGACGTTGCTGGCGTAGCCGCGCAGAACCACCTCGATGAGCTGCCCGTCCTCCACGGCGTCGATCCCCTTAGCGCCGTCACCGTGGTTGACCGGCTGCAGATCCTGACAATCCTCGTCGCCATTCACGGCTGCCAGGAGGTCCACGACGCCGTCAGGGCGCCGCATCTCAGCCAGCCAGTCTCGGACGGCGGCGTCGGTGTGGATATGCAGCCCGCCGACCTCGCCGCTGCTCTCGATGTCGTCCGCCCGTTCGGCGACCTCCGCCAAGACCGCACGCACCTGCTCCGCCGTCACTCGTGTCTTGCTCATCGCTCCTCCTCGATCGTCACCCGAACGCGCCCCCCAGCAACCCGCTCCGCCATCCGCACGCACCACGCGCGCTTCTGGTACCCCTCGCTGTGGCAGAGAACGCGGCCGTTACTCGCCACCCACCGCCATCGCCACCCACCCTCGCCCCGCAGGACGACGATCCGGTCGTGGTTGCGTCGAGCCTTGCAGTTGCAGTCCAGCGGCCCGACGCTCATCAGCACCTCGCTGCCGTTGGCGGCCACGGTCTCGGTGCAGTTGCCAGCAGCGCAGGGGCGCTTCGTGGAGCCGTCGTAGCGGCGCTCAGCCTCCTGCATCTCAGGGCCGTCAGGATCGACGCCAAGCTCGCGCATCAAGCCGTCGAGGTGAGTCGTGTCATCGCCAGGGCACAAGCGAGTTCTCTCCATCACCACGGCGGTCTCGGCGTCGGTCATCTCGCGAGAATCACTCACCTGTCACCCCCAATGCGCCGCGCCAGCTCCGGGTTGATCGCTGCGATCTCCGCTACGAACTGGGCGCGTCGGCGCATGGCCGCCTCAATCTGTCGCTGCTGCATCCGTGTCCCCCATCGGTCGAATGGCGGACACGCCTGGCGAACTGCTGCCTTGATGCCCTCCCAGAGATTTTCCGTCAGCGTCCAACCTCTAACCAAAAAGTTCACAGCACCCCCCGATGATCGTGCGCATGTGCCCACACGTGCAGGCACCACCCGTACCCCGCAGCCATGACCACGGCAGCCACGAGGATCACGCGGGCGGTCACGGGGCGTCCTGGTTAAGGCGGTTGAACAAGATCAGATGCTCGCCGGTCCACTCCGACATGAACGCCCCGTCCGAGAGTCGGTCGTAGAGCGGGTGCTCCGCGGGGATCGTCTTGCGCCGGAAGTTGGTCATCCTGGATACCGGCTCCCACTTGCGGACCCAACGCCCAGAGCGGGACCGGACGAGGAAGATGCGCCGCTCGCCGCCGTCGCCGTTGATGCCCCCGACGAGATAGGCGCGGGCACCGGGCGATGCAACGTTCGTCCCCTCGCGGTAGTTGCAGCTGATCACGACGCGATCAGGCTTGTCTTCGCTCACGTCCCCTCCTCCTCCCCGTCCCCGTACACGAGCCGCTCCAACGCCAGCACCCCAGCCGCCCGGGTCGACCGATCGGAGCTCGCCGCGTAAGCGGCCGCGGCCTCGATGGGGGTCATCGCCCTCTCCTCACCCGTCGCACACGCCTCTTCGTAGCGAACCTCTTGTGCATCTCGCCCCTCCTCGTCAGCCATTTGGTCTTGGTGAAGATCCACATCAGCCCACCCCCTCCGCCCGCTCCTGCATCTCGTTCAACAGCCGCCGCCTCGCCTTCGCCGCCATCCCCCCGCGCACCCCCCACGACATGACCCCGGGCATGGCCTCCATCCGCAGCGCGTCCTCCCCGCAGGCCTGCACCACGGGGCACCCCCGGCAGATGGCCTTAGCGACCCGGGTCTCCGGCTCCGACGTGGGGAACATCAGCAGCGGGGTCGGGGTGCACGCCGCGGACAGGCGCCAGTCGTCAGGGGCCTCGGGGGTCATGGTTCGGCCTCGAATGCCGCAGCTTCGGCAGCCGCCGCCAGGAGCGCCGTACCCAGCGCGCGCGCTTCCTGCGGGCCCAGGGCCACCCAGTCCCAGTCGAAGCGCCCCTCCGACAGGTAGACCACCCCACCGCCATCCGCCGTAGGCACGGTGTGGACTCGGGTGCGCCTCTCCTCGTGCCAGATTCGCAAGGGGCCGTCGATGGCACGGTCGTCGACTCGGATGGGACCACGAGGAAGCGCAGCCGCTCCAACGGACGACGCGATCTCCTCGACCTGCATCCGCAGCTGATCTAGGAGAGCGAACACCGGTGTCGTCACGCCCCCACCTCCGTCCACGTCATATCCATCCGAGGCCTCGTCCCTGCCGTGACGGTGGCCCGGATGGTCACGGCCCGCAGGTACCGGTCCGAGTCATCCGCGAGCAGCCCCGCAGCCACGGCCCCGTCGATAGCGGCCTTCCATGTCGGCGCGGTGTTGTGAGCGTCGCGCCGGCGCTTGTCCGGCCAGTGGACGGTGATGTCCAGCTCCGCGGCTCCCATCTGCCCGGTGCTGGTGTCCCGCATGGCCTGCCTGGTGCGGAACTGGGAGATGAGCTGCCACTCCTTCGTCGCTCTCGCCCGGGGCATGTGGTGTTCCCGCCCGTTGGACGACAGCCACTTGTCCGGGCCCGTGACGGTGACCGTGAGCGTGCGGGGCTCCTCCGCCACCGGACCCTGCGGAGCACGTCCCTGGGGTCCCAATCGCTCCTGGGGCCCCTGCAGCCCCTCCTGCGGGGCAATCTGCGTCACAGCTCCATCCCCCTCGGCAGCTGCTCCCCGCGCTCCCGGAACTCCCGCCCGTCCAGCGCGTGGTGCACGTAGAACCACCCGTCGCTCCCGTCGTCCCGTGTGACCCGGGTGACGTCCGGGCCGCAGATGCAGTCGGGGTTGATGTCGTGCTCGATCACGTCGTTGCACGGGTAGGTGTGGACGTTGCCGTCGGGGACGAAGCCGTCGGCGGTCATCGCGCGTCCTCCGGTCGCTGGAACCCGAACCGCTGCTCCCGGTACGGCACCTCCGCGTGCTCGACCATCGACCCCATGTCGACCTCCCGGTACCGCTCGCCCTCAGGCTCCGGGGCCGGGTCGCGGTGACGGGACAGGTCGATGGTGATGCGGAGCCTCATGACTGCCTCTTCCGTCGCTCGTGGGCGCAGGGCCAGTCCTCGTTGTCGATGAGGCAGTAGTCCTCGCCGAAGGAGCTGCGCTTCTGATGCGCGGTCAGGTCGGCGACCATCTCTGCCGGGAGCATCGAGGCGAGCACCTCCATCTGGCGGGGGTTGCCGGCCTGACGGCCCGCGAAGAACCCCGCGTGCCAATCGCGGGCCTGTCGCAATCCGGTCTCGTCGTCGTCGAGGTGTGCCCGCACCTCCGCTGCCGCCTCCAGCGCGGCCACCATGTCCATGCGCGACAGGCCCCGACCCGGAACCCTGGCCGCGGTGCACGCCGCGTCCACCTCCTCGGGGGAGGGGTAGGGGGTCACGGGGCGGCCTCGTCGAGAGCGCGGCGGATGTCCGTCATGGTGTCGATGCCGTCGCGCCCGTCCAGCCATCCACTGACCGCAAGACGTATGGCCGCGAGGGCCTCGGCGGCCTGGTCTCGGGGGTCTGGGGTGGGGGGAACTGGGCGGACATCAGCGGCGCTGATGTACAGCTCGCGCCAGTCATCGTCCGCGATGTTGATCCGGATGAGGTAGTCGCCCTCCCGATCCAAACCGTTAAGAACCTCGCCCGCGACAAGCACGGGGTCGTCGGGGGCGAACTCAGGCGGTGTCACGCGGGTCTCGCTCATGCTGGGGCTCCGTTTCCGAGGGGGGCGGGGTGGGGGAGAGGCGGGGTGGGGCGGGGTTCGCGATATGGCCCGACGTGCTGACCGGGGTGGCCCAGCTCGCGGTAGCAGCCGGTCCACTCCGTGTGCTGCCAGCAGAAGTCGCGCTGCGGGGTCACGCGACCCACGCCTTGAGCACGTCCGGGCAGGGGTACTCAATGCGGCCCGAGGTGGCGCGGACCGAGCAGTAGTCGCAGATCGCGGCTCCCCGCCCATCCGAGATCGGGCGGTGCATGTGCAGTACGTCCGCCGCGTCGCACCTGGTGCAGCTGCAGGTAGGGGCGGTCCACTCGAGGTGCCTCATGACGGGTCTCCGTTCTGGTTGGTCATGCGTTCATCACCCGCATGTACTGGCCCTGCCAGCGCAGGACGAATGCCCCGGTGGGGCCCTGGCGGTTCTTGGCGACGTTCACGGACAGGTCGTCCGGCGCGCCCTTCGCGTCGCGGTGCAGCAGCAGGGCCACGTCGCAGTCCTGCTCGATGGCACCCGACTCGCGGAGGTCGGACAGGCGAGGCCCGCCCTCACCGCGAGAGTCCGGGCCGCGGTTGAGCTGGGAGAGCAGCAGCACCGGGACCTGCAGATCCCTCGCCATGCCCTTCATGGCCCGGGAGAACGACGACACGTCCTGCTGCCGGTTTTCCCCGTTGCTGGACCCCTCCATGAGCTGCAGGTAGTCCACAACGACCATCCCGAGGTTGCCCCTGCGGGCGACCTCCCTGGCGTGAGCCCGGACGTCCGCTGCCCGGACGCTGGCCCGGTCGTCGATGAACAGGCGCTTGCCCTCGGCGATGCGGGCCTGGACCTCGGCGACGGTGTCCCACTGGTACTGCTCGAGGGCCCCGGACTGGACGTTCTGGAAGTTGATCCGGCCCATCATCGAGATGGCCCGCAGGCCCAGCTCGGCCTTGTCCATCTCCAGGGAGGAGATGGCGACCTCCTTGCCGTGGATGTGCGCCATCTGCAGCGCCGCCTGAACCCCGACGATGGTCTTGCCGCTGCCGGGCCTGGCGCCGATGACGTACACGCGCCCTGGTCGCCAGCCTCCGATCATCTTGGTGAGGTCCAGCCACGGGGTGTCGGTCTGGACCGCGGGGTCGGACATCCGCTGGATGCCTTCCTCCACCCCGTCGTCGAGGCTGGCGAGGGAAACCGGCCGGCGGGCCTTTGCTGCCTTGTCGAGCAGCACCTGGGCCTGCTCGATGAGCTCGTCCGCGTCCTGGTGCTCACTGGACGCGGCGAGGAGGGACTGCCCGATGCCCACAACACGCCGGCGGGCTGCTGCCGCCCGGATCTCGTCGGCGTGAGCGTGCGTAAGCGAGGTGGTGACCACGGCGGCCACGAGGGTCGCCACGTACTCGCGGTTCATCCTCGGCAGGCCCAGAGACCCGACCCGCGCTGCGACCACGAGCGGGTCGATGGTCGCGCCGTCGCCGCGCATCTTCGTGAGCATCGACCAGAGGTCCCCGTGACCCGGGAGGTCGAAGTCGTCGGGGGAGAGCGTCTCCTCGTCGATGCACGAGGGCTTGATGATCGCGGAGCCGAGGAACTGGATCTCCGCGTCCTGTCCGGTGACCCCGGTGTGGAACGGCGACATCACCACGGCGGGCTCCAAGGCTCGTCCTGGTCGTTCGGGACGGGCTCGATGTACAGGCCGCCGTTCGCCTTGGCCTGCGCCACCCAGTCGTCGCCAGCACCAGCGGCCTGCGGCGACTCGTCCTCCCAGCGGCGGCCGTTCAGCCATGTCGTGGGGTGAGGGATGAACCGGGCGTCGGGGTTGAACGCGTGAGCTTTGGTGGCCTCGAGCAGGTCCGCCGGCGTCATGGTCTTGATGACCTTGGCGTAGGCCTTCCTGGCGTCTGCCTTCTTCTCGCTGCGGGGGTAAGCGGCCCACCACTCGTCGAAGGGATCGACGCCCTCACCGGCCAGGAGCTCGAGCTGAGGTGGCTTTCCGCCTGTCGGGACGACAGGTTCTTTTAAGCGGGTCGGGTCGGGTCGGGTCGGGGGAGCGTGACTCACGCCGAAGTCACGCGTGTTGTCACGCGTGACAGACGGCGTGACACCCCCTGTGACTTCACCCGTGACGCCAGAGGATGCTGACCCTCTGACCTGCGAGGACTCCATCCGACGCTCACGAGAACGCCGCTGACGCTCACGCGCCGCCGCCTTGGTCTTTTCGACCTCATCCTTCGACGGCTGGTAGTCATTCCAGTCGTGAAAACGCCAGCCGGCGTCCCCGTTTTCCTCGTCGATGGACCACAGACCCACCGAAACGAGCTCGGCGGCGTGCCTGCGGCCGTTCTTCCAGCTGTCCACGTACCACTCAGGGACGAACCCCTCGCTGACGTAGCTAGCTGCCCAGGAGCCCGCGAGAGCCCATAGGCCCATGGCCGGCAGGCCGGCCTTCCGGGCCTTCGCGTGGTTGTTGAGGTCGTCGTCCACCTTGAACCACGTCATGGTCGGCCCGCCCCGACGGCTGGCGTCGTCGCCTTCATGTACCGGGTCCGCACGGTCGTCAGCGGCTCCTCGAGGGCGGCGCCGATCTGTTCCCAGGACAGGCCTGCGGCGCGGGCTCCCTGGACGATGTGGACGAAGCTGCGCTCCATGCGCTGCTCCATCTCCTTGTGGACCTCGAGCATCTGCAGTGAGGCCCGGAGGGAGTCGATCGGGCTGGCTGCGCGTCGTCCACGCGGCTCCGCGATCGGTATGCTGTTCATGGTCGTCTATCCCCGTTCTAGTCGGGTTGAGGGATGGCCGAGGGGGGCGCGGAGTTACCGCTCCGCGCCCCCGCCCCGTAGGGGGCGACCGGTGTCAGGAGAACGGTCTAATCATACTGCGGATAACCGCCGGGGAGGCCCCCGCTCGCTTTCCGCTGGCATTCCTGCGAACCCCCGTGGAACTCCTCCCACACCTCATTCACTTGTATTCCGCAATCCTCCGCCGAAAACAAGTGAGGAATGACGCCGCATTGCGGGCAGACCAACTGCCACAACGGCTCGGGGGGAGGTTCGCTGGGGTTCGCGGGGCTCACTCGACGCCGGCGCGCAGCGGCACCTGCATCTTGTGGAGGCGCCGGCGGACGGTCGTGTAGTACAGGCCGTACTCCCGCCCCAGGGCCTTGAGGCTGGCCCCGGCGATGTACCTGCGGGCGAGCTCGGCGTCGTCGATGCCGTGGGTGCGGCTCGTGGCCCGCAACTTCACCCCGGCGTCGCGAAGCTGGGCGCTGACGACCCCGTTGTGGATGCCGTAGGCGGCGGCGAGGTCGTTGACGGTGTCGCCGTTCTCGTAGCGCCGGACCATCTTCGCGACCTCCGCGGCCCGCTCCTCCTCGGTCCACTGACGGGTCTTGGCGCCGCGGATCTGCTGGCGCTCCTTCGGGGTGGCCCCGCCCCACACGCCGTCGACCTCCTGCCGGCTGAGGGCGTCCGCGAGGCACGCCTCCCGGACAGGGCAGTCCGCGCAGATGAGCTTCGCGGCCCGGTTGAGCTTCTGGACCTCCACGGATGGGAGGTCGTCGTCTGGGAAGAACAGGGACTGGTCCATGCCGTGGCAGGCGGCCTTGGTCAGCCAGGGGGCGTCGGTGGTCAGCACGGGTTCTCCTCGTGGTCTTCGCAGAGGTTGCCCTCGCAGGGGGCGTCACAGGTGGTCGGGGGGAACGGGTCGATCCACCGGGAGCCGGGGTCGACGATGTAGATGCAGGTGTTCACGCGGCCTGCTCCTGACCGGTGACGAGCTCGAACAGCTGCGCCCCGATGTGCTCCGTGTACGACGGGGGCACTGCCTCGGCGAGCTCCTTGCGGTTGTCGGTCCAGTCGATGCCCATGGCGGCCTGCCACTGGGCGACCGTTCCCTTGCCTCCGCCGTCTCCGTAGACCGCGAAGTAGGGGCCCTCGAACCACTCGCCGTGTCGGTAGCCGGCGACCCTGCCCCGGTGCGGCTTGTGCGCGGGAGCTGTGGCGGTCCACCGGCCGAGCTCGAAGTAGCGGTGGCGGATCACGGCGAGCCCAAACATCTCCCCGCAGAGGGTCATGTCTCGCCGCAGGGTCGAGCCCTGGACGTTCTCGAGGACGTACGGCAGCCCGGTGAGGTCGAGCAGGGCGCGGGTCGCGGGGATGAGGTCGACGTGGGTGTCGATCCAGCCCCGGGCCCGGTTGCCCTTGGTGAGCGCGGTGTGCGCCTGACACGGGGGGCTGGCATGGATGGCGGCGAAGTCGACGAGGCGCATAGAGCGGGTGCGCCCGTCGGGGTGTGCGAACTCGATGGCCTCGCCGGCGAGGAGCCGGGCCATGACGAGGAGGGCGTCACCCTGGTGGAACCAGCTGCGATTCCTGGGCTGTGGGTCGATGTCCACTCCGTGAACCTCGAAGCCAGCCTGGGCGTACCCGAAACCCGCGGCGCCGGCGCAGCAGTACAGGTCCAGGACGGCCGGTGTGCTCACCTCCCGCCCCCGATCCCCAGCGCCGCGGCGATCTCCCGCTGTACGTCGGGGTCGGGGTGGTGGCGGACGATCCGGGCCATGGCCAGGGCGACCTGCGCGGGGGTGGGGGGCGTGATGGTGTCGTAGATGCCGCCGCCCTCGGCGCCGCTCATGCCCGTGCCTTCCGGGCGATCTCGGTAATCTGCTCCTGGGTGCGGATCGCCTTGCCCGCGGCGTGGACATTCCTGGCCACGGTGCGGGCGTCGATGCCGTACCGGCGGGCGATGTCGCTGGTGCGGTGCCCGGCCTCGTAGTCGGCGACGACCCGGCGCCGCTGCTCGATCTCCGCAGGGGTGGCGGTGGATGCGGCGGGGCGGAGGGTGACGCCAGCTGCCCGGAGGTGGTTGCTGATGGTGACGGTGTGCCAGCCGTGCTTGCGGGCGAGGGCCTTGAGGCTGGCTCCGGCGGCGTACCCGGCGACCATGACTTGCACCTGCTCCGGAGTGGGCCCGGCAATCTTCGGCGGGGCGGACTTCCGCATGGTCCCGCCGGCGTCCTTGATGGCCCGGGTGACCGTGTCGCTGCTGGCGAAGTGCCGGGCGGCGAGGGTCTTCACGGTGGCCCCGGCCTCGTACTCGCGGCGCAGGAGGGCCCCGTAGGTGGAGTTGAACCGCTTGCTGTTGGTGGACCTGGGGCGCTGGATGGCCTCGGGCGGGGTCGGGTTCGGGTTCAGGATCGGGTACGCCCGCACCTCCCGTCGCTGCCGTGCCCGCTCGAGCTGCTCGAGGCAGTCCCCGCGGTTGCCGACCGGGGTCAGCGGGATGGGGTACTCACCGCGGGCCGTGACCAGGGTGGAGGCGCCGTAGGGGCGGAGGGGGATCACTGGGCCACCTCCGACGAGTAGCCGGCAGGAGCGTCGAGGTCGTCCGCGATGGAGCGGAGGATCTTGGCGGTGGCCGCCCGGGTGAGCTTGGCATCCGCGAGCTCGGCGATGAGGTGCAGCGGGCTCTGGCTGACGGAGGAGGAAGGGCCGTATCCGCCGCCGCGGTAGGAGGGTGCGTCCTCCTCGATCTTGAGGGTGAGGTGGGTGCTCACTGCTCCCACCCCTCGATGACGTCGGGCTCGTCGGCCGGCGCGGGCTCGGCGGTGAGCGCGTCGAGGACCTTCGAGGCCTCGTCCTTCGTGAGGTCTGAGCTTGAGGACAGCTCGCGGCCGACCTGCCCGGAGAGGAACGCGAGCTTGGCGTCCCGCTCGGCGATGCCGCGTGCGGTGACGGCGGCGTTGAGGGCGGTGACCTGGGGGCGGGTCGCTGGCTCTTCGGCTGGTCGCTCCTCGGTGGCTGGCTCGTCGAACTCCGGCTCCTCGACGGCGACCGGCTCGGGCTTCTTGCGGGCCACCTTGCGGGTTGCGGACGGGTCGCGGGTGACCGTGGTGGTGGGGGCGGGCTCGGAGTCCTCGATCTCCTCTGCGTTGTAGCCGATACCCAGGAGGGCGTCAGCTGCGATGAGGCGGGCCATCTCACCCGTCGCACGGGCCAGCAGCATCGCCTGCGGCTGCGACTTCCAGTTCGGCTTGCCCGTCACGCCGAGCTGCGTGGCGCGGGCCATCGTCCACTCGACCTGCTGCCACTCCGAGCTGCCCCGGCGCTTGCCGCGGACGATGCACTTGAGGGGGGTGGACTCGACCAGGACGATCTCGTGACCGAACGACTGCGCCACCGCGCGCTGGGTCAGCGCCTTCGGGGCCGCCGTGCCCTGGATGACGTCGAACGCTCGCAGGCTCGCCATCGGGGAGAGGTTCACCTCGGCGCCCGACAGGATTGCCGCGGCTGCTTCCTCGGGCTTCCCTCGGAACGCTTGCGGACAGAACGAGGTGCTGACGAGGCGCTGCGCCAGGCTGTAGGCCGCGTCGGCGGACTGGGCCCACTCAATGATGCCGCTCGCCGCGGTCGGCACCGGTGCCGGCGGGGGGCTGTAGGGCTGAATGTCGGTCATGCTGCTGACTCCTTGGGCGTGGGCGCCGTGGCGGGGGTGCGCGTGAGATCGCGCAGGGTGTCCGCCTGCTTGGCGACGTACTGGACGTGGGTGAAGAGGCGGAAGGCGGCGTCGATATCGCCCAGGTCGTAGACCTGCGTGCCCTCCGGGGTGATGTGGACGACGCCGATGCGCTCGACGGTTGGCAGCTCGCGCTCGTCGTCCGGGTCGTCGTCGGGGACCCAGAACTCCGCGCGGGCATAGGCCGAGGTCTGCAGCGCGGTCTCGCCGTAGACGCCCTTGGAGGTCTTCCAGTCAAGGAGTGTCGTGGCGCCCTCGAAGGTGCCGCCGAGGGTGCCGATGAAGTCGGGGCGGCCCGCGTAGTGCCACTTGCGGTTGGCGACGGACACCTCCGTCAGCAGCGGCTCGACGCCCCAGGTCTCGAGGAACTCGACGTAGCCCTCGACGTAGGGCAGGAGGTGCTCGGGGACGTCGACGGCGCGGCCGTGGACGATCTCCTCGGCGAGGGCGTGGATCTCCGTGCCCCGCACCGCGGCGTCGTCACGCTTCTTCCAAGGGGTGCCCTTGAGGGCGTTGACCATGGAGTCCCGGCCCATGCCGCGCAGGGTCTCGACGGTCGCCTCGTTGTCCGCGACGTACTCGGCCACGGTCTTCGCCGCCCAGTTCGGCAGCGCCGGCTTCGGGAGCCCCTTGCCGAGGAGGGTGGTCACGCCTGTGACCGGCTTTCCGTCGAGCGTGTAGCGGTGTGCCTTCTCGCTGAACTTGAGGCTCATGCCACGCGGTCCTTCCTGGTGTTCTTGCAGGTAAGGCAGTTCCTGCAGCCGTCGGTCTTGATGTAGGTGTTCTGCGCGTCGAACACGTGGCCCCGCTTGCAGTGGGTCTGCTTCGACCGGGTCGCCGCGAAGCCGGTGCCGCGGAGGTTGTTCACCTGCGGGGTGACGGGCTCGAGGTGTGCCGGGTTGACGCAGAGGCGCACCCGGCAGAGGTGGTCCAGCGAAAGGCCCGGCGGGATCGGCCCGACGTGGAGCTCGTACGAGAACCGGTGCGCGCACTCGGCTCTCGACCCGGCCCAGAACGTCCCGTAGCCACCGGAGTTGACGGAAGCCGTCCATAGCCAGCAGTCGCTCGGTGCTCCCTCCTGGTACTTCTGGCGGAACAGGGCGATCCGACCGGCAGCGTCCACGCGGCTCATCGCTGGACCACCAGGACTGCGGCGACCTTGCTGGCGGACATCACGCGCAGCCAGTCGGGGGAACCGGGAGTCAGGGGTGGGATCTGGTGGCCGGCGTTTACTGGCAACTCTCACACCCCTCGTCGTCCGGGTTCAGCGAGCACGCTGCGGTGCCGGCGAGGAAGTCGGGCTCCTCGGTGGGGGTCTCGGCGATGCTCGAGCAGGAAGGTCCCCGGCCACAGCAGTCAGCCCAGGCCGTCGGCTCGATCTGGGCGAACACTGGCCGCTTAGCGACTTCGGCCTCGGTGGGGGTCTCGGGCTGGGTGGTGTCGGGGGTGCTCACGGCGTCTCCTTGCGGTTGCTGGGGTGGGTGTGCGCGTAGTCGTAGGCCTCGCGCCAGGTGGGAAAGGGGCCGGCGCTGTGGTAGGCGGTCTGGTTGATGGGGGCGCTGGCGAACCACCCGTACGGGCGGGTGCGGTAGACGAACCATTGGTCGCTGCTCACGTCTCCTCCTCGACGAGCTCGGCCCGGGCGCGGTCGTCCCAGTACTCGTCGCCTCGGAGGAAGCGGATGGCGGTGCCGACCGTGGTGCCGGCGATCACGGTGATGGCCAGCCAGGCGGCGACGATGAGGCCGACGAGGATCACGGGGTTCACGCCGCCGCCCTCCGCACCGCGAGGTCCCGCACCCGCTGCGCTGCCTTGGTGATGTCCGTGCCGTACTTGCCGAGGTCGTCGTGGTTCTCCGCGATGGTGGCGAGGAGGTTGGCGATGGCCGCGTCGTACGCGTCCCCCGTGGAGCGGAGGTAGGCGACCTCGGTGGCGTGGTCCGTGATGTTGGCGAGGACCCGCACCTCCCGCAGGGGGGCGACGAGCTCCGGTGCTATGTCGGACCAGCGGTGGTGGACCTCAGCGAGGAGCGCCCGGGTTGGGGTGTCGCGGAGGGCGGTCACGATGGGCTCCCCGCGGCAAGGAGCGCGCGGTGCATCCCGGCGCGGCGCTCAGACCTGGACTCGGGGGCCATCTCGGACCAGGCGGCACCGTAAGCGGCCTGGCACATGGCCTCCAGGCGCTCCTCGTCCGTGGTCGCGGGGGCGGCAGCAGCGGCCTCCTCCGCGCGCCGGGCCAGGCGCTCGACGATGCGCTCGGCCAAGATGCGCCGGCGGGTGCCATCCGGGATTTCGTGGCCCGCGGACCAGTAGTCGGAGAGGAGTTCGTCGAGGTCGTCGATGGCGCCAGCGACCAGCTCGGCCGTCCACCCGGTCAGGGTCGGGGCGGAGGGCGCGGGGACGGGGACGACCCCGTCGAGGAGCTGCACGGTGTCGCACGGCCAAGCAACCCACCCTCCGTCCTCGGCGCGGCAGTCCTCGCACTCCCCGTCGAAGTCACGGCCATGCAGCCTGCGGACTTCGGTGATGGCGGTGTCGCGGGGGTCCGGGGTGGGGGGCGCTGGGTGCACGTCAGTGGCGTCGAACAGGACAGTGCTGCCCCCCAGGCCGTTGAACTGCACTGCAAGGTCCACCTCAGCGACGCGGCCTCGGACGATGCCCGCGACGAGAACGGGGTCGCCGGGCGCGTACTGCTGCTCCCCGCTCATGCCGCCCACACCTCAGCGACGGCGGCCCCGTTGCCCGCGATGTGGCGGCCGACGTGACCGGGGACGCGGGTGCAGACCAGGCTCGTGGCCGGGCCCGGGGTGGCGCAGAAGGCGAACGTGCCGGTGTGGACAGTCGGGTCCAGGTCGCCCGGCTGCAGGTACCCCAGCGGGTCGGCGTAGTCGATGCTCATCGCGTCGGCTCGCGAGCGGAGAGCGATCATGACTTCACCGGCTTGCGCGTCCAGAACATGTAGCCACTGCCGCGCGTCGGGATCAGCCACTTCGCCGCGAGGATCAGGACGAGGGCGTGGCCGTAGCCCAGGGGGAAGCCGAGGATGCCGAGAGCCAGCATCAGCAGCCACGCCTTCAAGGGCAGGAACGCCAGGCCCACAGCAATCGCGGTCCACGTCTCCTTCGGATCCGGCTTCGGTCGCACGATCGTCACGTTCTGGACGTAGGCCTTCGACAGGTCGGTGCTCATCAGTTCTCCTCGTGGGTGCGGGGGCAGGCGCAGTGGCGCCCGCAGCGGTGGGTTTCGCCGGTCGCTGGAGGCGCCAGGGCGGCATGGGCGGGGGAGGGGCGGGTCACGACGAAACCTTCTGGTGCTCACGGCGCACGGCGAGGTACGCCTGCCAGATGGCGCCTGCCGCCTCCTTGACCAGGAAGCCGACCGCGCAGAGGACCGCCAGGGCGAAGGTGGCGCCTAGGGCCCAGAACAAGATCAACGGGAACAGCTCGACGGGATCCGTCCACACCGAGCCGCTCACGACACACCCCGGTAGCCGGCGTTCCACCTGAGCGAGAGGGCCCGGAGGTACGCGTGGACGTGGTTGCGGGGGAGGTGGGCCATGCGGGACGAGCCGCGGGAGGCGTGGGTGCTCATCGCGGGTCGGGGAAGTTGGAGCGGTTCCATCCGCCGACAGGGCCCTGCAGCTTGGTGATGCTGCGGCCGTCGCGGTCGATGTTCCAGGCCAGGAGGATGTAGCGGAGCTGCTCGCCCTTGGCGGTATACGAGGTGCGGTCCTGCATCTGTGAGAGGCGGCGGCGTAGCGCGGCCACCGGGTCGCCGGCGGGCATCCCTTCGAGGTTGATGAGACGCCGGACGTAGAAGTCCTCGGCTGCCTCCTCGTCCACCTGGGCGCAGAGGTGGTGCGCGGCGCCGATCACCGACGGGGCAGCGGGCACCTGACGGTTGGCCGAGCGAGCCACGGGGACGGAGTTGACGATGCCCGGGTTGGCGAGCACGTAGTCGCGGACGTCGACGTTGCTGGGCCGGTAGCCGGAGATGCTGGTCATGCCCTGCTGGCGGGACATGATGATCCGCGCGATGGCGGCGAGCGTCGTCTCGTCGGAGTAGCCGCTGAACTTGAGGACGTCCGCGGCGCGCCGGACCGAGCCGGTGTCGACGGTGTCGCGGGTGGCCTCGGGCAGGTCGTAGATCATGACCAGCGCGAGGGTGACGCCGGAGTCGACGATGGCCTGGAGCCGGTGCTGCCCGTCGAGGAGGATGCCGGTGTCGCTGATCAGGATGGGGGCGCCGTTGAAGCCCCAGCGGCCCTCGGTCATGTCCTTGGCGTAACGCTGGACGACGGCGGGCTTGCAGGTCCGGTTCTTGCGGTTGAGCGTGAGCAGCTCGGCGGCCCGGCGCGGGGTGATGGTCTCGACGACGGGGACGAGGCCGGGGGCCTTGGAGCCGGGGGCGACAGCGGTGAGCATGGTGGTCATGTCAGGACTCCTTGGCGATGGGGGCGGCGAGGGCGGCGAGGGCGCGGCTCGTGGCGGTGAGAGAGGTGGACCAGCGGCTGCGCTCGTCCTCCGTGACCTCGGGGGCGACCGCGAGGCTGGTGAGGTAGCTGGCCGTGGCCTCAAGGCCGGCGAGGAGCCGGGTCAAGGTGAGCGAGGTCAGCGAGTCGCGGTTGCCGCGGAAGCGGTCGTCACCGACGAGGCCCTGCAGATCCATGGCGGACTGCATGAACTGCTCCGCGGACCTCGCCGCCTTGTCCGTGAGGGGCTTGCGGCGCTCCGCGAGGGGGGCGCCGGGGGCGGGAGTGGCGGGTCCCGCCTCGGGGCTCTCGGGAAGGGGCGACTCGAACTGGTCGAGGGAGGACGTTGCGGGGGCCGCCGGAGTGGGCGACGGGCGGGAGTAGGTCTTGCCGTCGACGCCCGTAGTGGTCGTCGCAGGTGTTCGGTTCTGAACACCTGCGTTGGCGTCGGAGTGGACCGTGCCGACCGAGACCCCCAGCCCGCTGGCGATGGCCCGCGTGCTCATGCCCGCCTCGGTCATCTCGGCGACGATCTCTCGGCGCTGCTCCACAGGGAGGCGGACCATACGCGCCTCGTTGAACTCCCCGGCGCAGTAGGCGTCCCAGCTGTCGTAGCCCAGCGCGTCCCAGGCGCGGCCGGCGTAGGCCTCCTGAATGAGGTGGTGACCGAGCTGGAGGGTGGTGCGGATCCGATCGGTGAGCTCGCGCGCCTGGCGCACGTCGAGGTCGATGGTTGCGGTGACGACGTCGCTCATCGCTGGGCCCGCTTCCTGGCTCGTGCCGCGGCGCCGGGCGTCATCCCGGAGGACAGCTCCGCCCGGTTGATGGCGACGATGCGGTCGAGGTCGGCCTGCATGAACAGGCGGTGTCGTCCCAGCAGGACGTGGGGAACGCGGTTCTCGCGCGCCTGCTTCGCCAGCCAGCTCGGGCTCACCTTCAGCCAGGTAGCGGCGTAGTCCAGCGAGTAGGGCTCGCGCTCGTCGCTCATGAGCGGGCCACCCGGCGGCCCCCGGAGATGCGCCGGATCTCGGGCAGCACCAGTGCGAAGCCGAGGACGAGGAGCAGCACGGGGAGCGAGCCGTGACTGGGATCAAACTGGAAGTTGAGGTAGATGCCGTAGACGAGGCCGGCGAGCATCAGGGCCAGGCCGATGTCGGACTCGTGCCAGGTGAGGCGGCTCTTGCGGCGGGGTCGCTCACCCGAATTGGGCAAGGTGGTGCCGTGGGACTGGTGCATGTGCTTTCCTTCTCTCAGTGGGTGGTCGCCCGATTGCTGTGGAGGCGGAGGGCGACCGCTGCTGTCTCAGGCGACCGCGTCGTTGCGGCGCCGCTTCTCGATGACCGATACGGGTACGTTCAGTGCGAGTGCGAGCTTGCGTGTGATGCCTGCGTTCGGTTCGCGCCGGCCCTTCTCGAGGTCCGAGACGTACCCGGCCGACGTTCCCGCCGCCTTCGCGAGCGACGTCAGAGAGTGACCGTCCTTCTCGCGAATGACTCTCAGTGAGAGCCAGACGAGTGACTCATCCATGCTTCCTCCTCTCCGTGCGTGACCCACTGTAGCGCGAAGGAGTGCGTAGTCGCTACTCCTTCGCAGCAGAGAGTGACGAAGCCGCAGCATTCCGCCGTTCTGGCGACAAGTACCGGCGTGTCGTGCGAAGATTTGTCGTGTTCGCACTCGACGAGAGACCGGGGTTTGCACGATGAACGACGCCATGGAGACGCCCGAGGGCGCCCTGATCGGCAGCACGCTGAAGCACATGCGTCCCCCGAAGTCCGGACGGACCGCCGCGAAAGAAGCGGGCATCAGCGAAGGTCGTTGGCGTCAGATCGTCTCCGGCTACGCCTCCATGGGACACGGCCGCAAGGCGCCCGTCGTTGCACCTGCGCTCACGCTGGCCCGGATGGCCCGGACCGTCGGCCTCACCCCTGACGACCTGCAGGACGTGGGTCGCGAGGACGCCGCCGTCGAGATGTTGCGCATGGAGTCCGACGTCTCGGATGCCCTGGGGCGCATCGAGTCGCACTCCGCCGCCCTCGCGGAGCAGGACCGGATGCAGAACGAGCAGGCGCAGCTGCGCATCCAGGTCAAGGGCCGCGACGTTCGTCTCTCCGACGCCTCCGAGGACCAGCTGCTGCAGGAGATCCGCCGGCGCCTCATCGCGTGGCGCCTCAAGGTCCCTGGCCAGGAGTCCCAGATCGCGGACGAGCTGGCCGCTGCGCGCGAACGGCGCTCCGAGCTCGAGGTCTCGTCTTACCTGCCCCCTGCGGACGTCGCCGCTCGCGAAGGCGCGCCCGACACGAGGGTTGCCGACCAGCAGGACCAAGACGCCGAGGGCCCTGGCAACTACTGAGTGTTGCAGCCGATCGCGCGTCGTGGCGCCATGCCACGTCTGCCCGAACTATCAGGCTCGCAGTCGAACACCAGTCCTACTTTGGCCTAGTCTCGACAGATGGCGGATCCCCATCCTTGGCGACGGTTGGCCGGCCTGCGTCACGTCGTCGTGATCTGGGTGCCCATGGCGGGCAAGCTCGGGGCGTCCGACGGGCGCACCATCTGGCTGCACCCTGCACAGCCGCAGGTGCAGCGGCGGTGCACCCTGGCGCACGAACTCGAACACGTCGCTCGTGGGCATCGCGGGTGTCAGCCGTCGGCCGCAGAGGATGAAGTCCGCAGGGCAGCAGCGCGGTGGCTGCTGCCGCGGTTCGATCTAGTCCTCGATGCGCTCGCCTGGGCGGGCGGCGACCTCGAGGAGGCGGCCGGAGAACTGTGGGTGGATGAACCCACGCTGGCCGCCCGCCTCGAGGACCTCACGCCTCCAGAGCGGGACGAGATGGTGCGGCGCTCAGCGCCTTGACGCCGATCTTCAAGCCACGGAAGGCCATCGACAGGCCCACCTTCATCTCCTCGTGGGCGGTGGATTGCATGTGCCCGTAGGTGTCGCTCGTGGTCTGGATGGACTCATGGCCCAGCTGGTACTGCACATACATCAGGGACCAGCGGTCGGCGATGAGCGTGCTGGCATAGGTGTGGCGAAGGTCGTGGATGCGCGGTCGCTTGCCGCGTCCTCGGACGCGCTGGCGCGTCTCCACATCCGTGTAGTCCCCGGCGAACAGAGAGACGGCCGGCACCCAAGTGCCGTCGTAGAAAGTGTTGTGGCGCAGAGGGCCACCCCTTGGCGCGGAGAAGACCCAGTCCCAGGCCTGCTTGCCCGCCACCTGCCGGCGCAGGATGGCTACGGCCATGTCGTCGATGGAGATGTCTCGGATGCCGCGGCGGGACTTGGGCGGCCCGAGCTCCGGCGTCCGCCCGTCCGCGTGCTTCCAGGATTGGCGCACCCGGATCTTGCCCCGCTCGAGATCGAGGTGGGCGACCGTCAGAGCGGTGGCCTCGCCCCAGCGCATACCCGTGAGCATGAGGGTGGCGACCAGTGGCTGGTAGCGCTCCTCGACGCAGTCGATCAGATCGTCACGCTCGTCCCCGTCGAGGATGACCATCTCGACGCGATGGTGGTCCGTGCGGGGGAGTCGGGTCCCCTTGGCGTGGTTGGTGGGGATGTGGCCCGCGCGCACCGCAGAGGTGAGAGCCGCGGACAGCAGGCTGTGACGGTTCTTGATGGACTTCCCCGACAGGCCGCGGCCCGCGAGGTCGTTGACCCAGGCTCCGATCCGCTCGCGCGTCAGCGCCTCGAGGGGGAGCTCCCCGATGGTGGGGTCGACGTCGCGACGCTGGTAGGCGCGGTAGTCGGAGCGGGTGCCCTCCTGGACGCCGGAGAGCGACTCGATGTGGCGGGTCATCCAGTCCGAGACCGTCAGCTCCGGGTCGTCGTCGGCCTGGTCCAGGATGCGCTCGTCGTGCGCATCCGTGGCGAGCTTCGCGCCCCGCAGCTTGATGTCCTTGTCGAGGCGCTTGGCATCACGCTCTGTAGTCACGGTGCGGGAGATCTGCTTGCCGTCCAGCCGGTACGCAACCCGGTAGACGATCTTCCCCGACGCCGTTGGGCGCTCCTGGATGCTAGCCACGATGCCTCGATGAGGCTCGGTGTTGCCGCGTTCTGTTGCCTAACATTCGCTCACTCCTGATCTCGGCTGTGTTGCCGCAGGTCAGAGGCATGTTGCTTCTGTGTCCGGAGGGGGACTTGAACCCGGTAGATGACAACTCGCTGACCTGCGCTTTGTCCATCATGGCAGGTCAGCGGGTTGCGTTCCAAGCAGCCCGGTGATCGCCGAGGGTCGCCGACGAGGGAAAGTGATGCCTAGGCAACACGGCAGAGGGGGTGTCCGGCCCCTTCCCTACGCTCACCGCATGGCCGACGCCCCGCCCCTCACGCTCCGCGACCTCGCCATCCTCGACATCGAGGACACCCCCTGGCAGCACGCCGGCGTGAAGGAGCAGGCGATCCGCGACCGCCTCGACCTGTCCGCGACGTCCTACTACCAGCTGCTGAACCTCCTCATCGAGGACGAGCGAGCCCTGGCCCACAGCCCCGTGGTCGTGAACCGCCTCCTCCGCCTCCGCGACGAGCGCCTCAAGGGGGTCGCGCGATGATCTCCGTCCGCCGCCTCGCAGGCCCAGGCTCAGCGGAGGACGTGGCCCGCAAGCAGCGCGAGCTCCACGACCGGACGGACTACCAGGAGATGACGGCGGTGGCCCCAATGCCGGAGCCCCCAGCAAACGCAGCAGCGGCAGGCGTGGTGACCCCGCCGGCTCCGGCGAACGCCCACGTCTGGGTGGCGGACCCTGATGGCGGCCCGGACCTTCCCGGTGTCCTCGTGGGCTGGCAGCGGCAGGACGGTGGTTGGCGGGGGCAGGTGGCGTACGTGGCGCATGACGGGGTGGCGCCGGCGTTGGTCACGGCGTGGGTGGGTGCGGGGGAGATGCGGCCGGTTACTGGCTGACGCTGGCCCCGGTGACGGTGTCGCCGTCGATGCTGCAGGTGTAGTCCAGCTCCTGGGTGACGCCAAAGTCGTTCTCGGCCTGGACGACGCCGGTGATGCGGGTGCTGGTCGTCGTGGTGCGGCTGGCCTGGAAGTCGGCGGTCGCGGGGTTGCTGAGCTTCTGCCGGACGAGCTCGTGGCAGATGGCGCTGGGGTTGATGCGTCGTGGTTCGTCGTCACCGCCGTTGAGTAGGACGAGGGCGCCGATGCCCACGGCGGCGATGACCGCAACGGCCCCGACTTGGGCTCGGTGCTGCGCCTTGGCTGTGCGGTCGCCGGGGTCCTGATCGGCCATGGCCTGACAGTACGGGGACCTGCGTCCGGCAGGGCAGGAACACGCCCTCACCGCACGTAAACCGCCGACCCCTGCCGGTACACCCCGGTCCGCTCGATGCGCCCCTGCTTGTGGAGCCGGGAGAGGGCGGCGGAGGACTGCCCGTGGTGAAGCCTGAGGGATTGACCCAGCTCGATCCAGGACATCCCCTTGTCCCCGGCCTCGGCCAGCGCCTCGAGGACCTGCTCTGCCCTTGTCGTGGGTTTGCGGTCTTTCCCGGTGTTTACGTCCTCGCCGCAAACGGACAGGTGTGGCGTCGCGGCCCGCTTGAGGTCGCGTCGCACCGTGTACTCGGTGATGGACAGCGCGGCCCCGACCTTCCGCGTAGACATCCCTGCCTCGGTGAGCGCGGCGACGATCTCCGTCCGGGTGGGGATGGGGATGCGCAGCTCCCGGAGACCGGCGAACTCCGCGGAGCAGTACGCCTCCCACGTCTCGTACCCCATGGCGCGGTCGGCGCGCATGGCCCAGGCCTTCTCGACGAGCTCGACGGCACGGGCCGCCCAGCCGAGGGCCATGGACAGGGCTGCGCGGGCTTCGGCGGTGAGGGCGGTGGCCTCGGCGCGGGTGAGGGTGTCGTGCTCGGGGGGCGAGACCAGCATGACGCTCACAGGAGCCCCCGTGCGGTGGCGTTGGCGTAGAGCGCGGTGAGGGAGCGGGCTGCTGCGGTGGTGCCGCCGTCGCGGTGGATGCGCTCTGCGGCCTCGGCGTAGTCCAGAAGGACAAGGAGGTCGGGGTCGTCGAGCTGGGTGTCGGTGAGGTGCTCAATCGCGTAGACGACGCCGGTGCCGGTGGTCGTGTCCTGGACGACGTAGCCGCCGCGCTGGGCGAGGAGGGCCTCGAGGATGGTGCCGGTGATGCGGGGGGCCTTGGTCTTGGGTGCGGTCGCGGTGGCCATCAGAAGGTGCTCGCAGCCATGGCGGTGATCGCGGAGATCGCGGTCCCGGCGACGGGCCACGTGTGATCCCTCCACACGACGACGACGTGGAACGCGAGGATCCATGCAGCTCCGGGCTTCATCGAGGCGATGAACCGGTCGGTGCGGGTGGAGGAGGAGCGGCGGGGGGCGGCCGGCTTGGCGGCGGTCTTGGTGGGCATGTACTACTCATCGGGGTGTTACTCACGCAGGTGTACCCCTAGTGAGGGTGATCTAGCTCACAACCGTGTGGCGCCCTTCGCGGTGAGCTCGGCGATGGTGGTTCCCATGGCGTCGGCGATGGCAGCCCACTCGTCGATGGTGATGTCGCCACGGCCCTTGAGCTGACGGTCGAGGGTCTGCTGGGCGACGCCGATCTCGATGGCCAGCCACCGCACGGACCGCTCCTCGGCGACGAGGAAGTCGCGGACGACCTCGATGAGCGCGTCAGCGAGGTCCCGGGAAATCGGCATGCGGGGAGGTTACCGCCGGTGCGCCTCGGCAACTGCGCGTTGCGTCAGGCGCCCACCCGAGACCGAGGGCACCTGTGCCGCTGCCGCACCAGTCCATCCTGGCCGGGTGACCAACGACATCCGCCGCGAGGCTGAGCGCCTGCTCGCGCAGCTGCGGGCCGACCACGTGCCACCGTCGCTGGGGTACCGGTTTCCGGATACCCCGGGGTTGCCGATGCCTCTCGAGGACTGGATCGCGAAGACGGACCCGGGGAACGAGGAAGGCCCCCGCCGCACCCGGTGAGGGTGGGGCGGGGGCAAGGGGTCGAAGCGGGCACCGCGGGTCGGCACTGACTGGCACCCTGAGCGTGTGGCGACGATGAGCACGACGCAGACGCCGACCGTGACCACCCCGGGGCGCAGGGACGCTGCCATCGACGCGACCCGGGGGCTCTGCATCATCTCGATGATCGCGGCGCACCTGTCGAAGGGCTCGGTCTTCGACGCGGTCGCGCACCCAATCCCGTATGTCGACGGCGCCCTGGGGTTCGTCTTGCTTTCGGGGTTGCTCATCGGCATCGTGCAGCGGTCGACGATGGCCCGTGCTGGCGAGGGTGCTGGGTACAGGAAGCTCCTGCGCCGTGCGCGCCTGGTCTACCTGGGACATCTGCTGTTGTGCGTCGTCGCCATCGTGATTGGCACCGTGGATGCGAGCCGCTGGGGTGAGCTGCCAAGCCGTGCTGGCGAGGGCGGATGGCTCTCCGCCGTCTGGCGCGTACTGACCCTGCAGATCAACCCGGCCTACGCCTCGGTCCTCTCGCTCTACGTCGTCGTCATGCTGGGCGCCCTGCCGCTGCTGTGGCTGCTACGTCGAGGTCGGCCGGTCGTGGCGGTCGCTATGGCCGGACTCGTCTACGCGGCCGGAGTCGCTGTCCCGGGGTGGTCGCAGCTCCCGCAGCGTGGCGGCGAGGTGGGCGGCTGGTCGTATGCGACGTGGTTCGGCCTGTTCGCGGTGGGGGTCATTGCTGGTCGGTATTGGCGCCTCGAGCCGGTGCAGCGGTTCGTCACGTCTCGCACGGCCCTCGTGGGGGGCACTGTCGTGGCCGTCGCCGGCGTCGCCGCAGCTGTCCTGCTACCGAATGACGGGCCGGCGGTCCGTCTCCTCGACAAGGAGGCGCTGGGCCCGGTGCGTCTCGCCGTGGGTGTTGCGGTCTACTTCGCGCTCTGGCGTGCCCTGACCGCGATCGACGCACATCGGGTTGGGGCCAGGGTCCTCGCGCCGTTCACGCTGCTGGGTCAGCGCAGCCTCGACAGCTACCTGATCCTCAGCGTCATGGTCATCACCGTGCCGAGTATCGGCCGGCTCGAGCAGGCCACCGCTACCGGGATGGTGGCAGCGGTGGCCTGCGTCGCGGCGTGCTTCGGGTGGGCGGCTGTGCGTCGCTCTCGCTCCGGGGTTAGGGCACGTACGTCGTGATGGTCATGCTCGCGAGGCGGACCTCTGCGACCGCCGCCGCCGTTGCCGTGATGGAGAGCCCGACCTGGGCGACGCCGTCGGTCCACGTGGAGGCGCAGTCGCGGTAGCCCACCACGGCGTCGCCTTCCATTAGCCACGCCTCGCGGGTCGTGAAGTTGACCCACAGGCCGAGGTCCCGCCGGCGCGCCGAGTCCTCGCCGACGATCGCCTGCTCGGTGACGGTGCGGTTGAGCTCGCCCTGGGAGCAGAGGTAGGCCGTCGGGGCGGACGCGAGGTGGAGGGCGCTGGCGCCGACGTTGCCCGCCCCGGCGAACAGCCGGAAGTCGGCCTTGGCGTTGGCGGCCGAGAACTGCACCTGGGTGAGGTCGATGCGAACCCCGGCGAGCTGCGTGGTGGTGACCGGCAGCTTGAGTCCCAGGGTGGCGACTGCCCCTACGGTGGCGTCGGTCGTCAGCTTGAGGACGATCCCCAGGGAGGACGACAGGACTGCGCCGCCGGTGGCGACGATCCAGTCCCGCGAGTCCGTCCAAGCAGATGGGGGGCCGTAGAACTCGGTGTGCAGGCGGTGGGCGACTTCACCCTCGAAGATGTACTCGCCGGCGAGGTTCTTGATCAGGCCTCGGTAGGCGGGCAGTCCACCGAGGCGGGGCTGGTTCTCCGTCACCACGGGCGTACCTGCCGCTGCTGCGGTCGTGCGCGACGCGGTGGCCGACGGAGTGCCGGCCCCGGCCGCGTTGTAGGGCGTGATGCGGAACTCGTACGGCGTGCCCGGCGAGAGGTCCGGGATTGTGGCGCTGGTGGTCTCGACCAGGCCGGGGCTGGACCAGTCCTCGACGCCGGCGACGCGGTACTCCACGAGGTATGCGGTCGCCGTGGCGGTCGCGGTCCATGACAAGGGGACCGAGGTGGTGGTGGCGGTGCCAGCCACCAGCCCGACGGTCTGCCCCGGCGGGGTGGAGGAGGGCGCTGCGGTCGCCGCGGTCGCGGTGCTCGACGGGGTGCCGGCGCCGACGCCGTTGGAGGCGGTGACGCGGATCTCGTAGGTGGTGCTTGAGGCGAGCCCGGTGATGGTCGCCGAGGTGGCGGCCGTCGCGGAGAGGGCAGTCCACGAGCTCGCGCCGCTGGCCCGGTACTCGACCGTGTAGGCGGTGGCGTCCGTGGTTGCGGTCCAAGAGACAGCGATGCTGGTGGCGGTGACGGTCCCGATCGTGACGCCGACGACCTGCCCGGGCGCGGTGGTCGGGGAAGTCTGCGGGATGCCGTTCACGCCGGCGGCGTCGGCGGGCATGTCGCCCGCGTCGAAGTCGTCGTAGGTGACGTTCGTGGTGCCCGAGTTCCGGAAGCCAGTGCGCCCGCCGGTGAAGGCCGAGTCGGTGACCTGCAGGACCTGGGTTCCAGCGACGTACCCGGTGATCGTCGTGCCCACTGCGGTGATAGCGATGCGCTCGTTGACGATGCGCGTGTGGGCGACGTCGGTGGAGAGCGTCGTTGTGGTGCCGTCGGCGTTGAGGCGCTGGAGGGCCATGGCGGTGGCCGTCAGGCGCAGGACGTAGCCGGTGACGACGCTGCCGCTGGGGTTGGCCAGACGCACGCCGACCGCGGTGGAGGCGCCTGTGTTGCTGGGCAGAGTGACGGCGGCGAACTGGTCGGCGGTCGCCGGGCCGAACTGGGGGAGGAGCATGGCGACGGCGACGGAGGTCGTCCCCGACTTGGCGGCCGTCCCGGTCGCGGAAAACCTGGGTGCGGCCGCCGCCGAGATCAGACTGAAGTCGGTGCCCAGGTCGGTGGTGTTGGTGTACGTGAAGGCGTTCGTGTAGCGCGTCATCAGCTCATCACCATCAGGGAGATCCGCTCGGTCGTGGCCGTCTTGGAGTGGTAGGCGCCCCAGAGGCGGCCGTCATCGCCGGTGCCCCACTGGAAGGGCAGCGCCGGGTTACTGGTCTCGCCCTGGGTGGCCTTGTTGTCGATGTAGATGGGTCGCCCGCGCAGGGACCTGAGGTCAGGGTTGACGGGTGCCATGTACGTCAGGCCCTCGGCGGTGGTCGCGCCGGAGGTGAACGGGGTCGCGGACCCCGTCATCCAGAGCTGCCCGCGCCACTGGAACAGGCCGCCGATCGCGGTGCGCATGGTGCCTTCGGTCCACTGCAGGTTGCCCCGTAGGCGGCGGCGGTCTCGGACGAAGCGGAGGCCGTCGTAGGAGTACCAGAGGACCCCGGAGGAGGTGGTCGTCCCGGATCCCTGGTTGGACCAGCACACCCAGAGGCCGTCGATGAGCCAGAGCTTCGCGTAGCCGGTGTGGCTGTACCCGGCGACGTTGGACGGCGGGTTGGCGAGGGCGATGCCGATGACGGTCCAGGTGATGCCGTCGGGGGAGGTGGCGACCTTGGTGGTCTGGAAGGTGCCGTTGCGGATCTGGTAGAGCATGTGGAACAGGCGGGTGAAGGGGTTCCACACGACGGTGGGCGTCTCGGTCTGAGACGACCCGCCCTCCGTGAAGATGACCGCGGAGTTGTTCGCGTCGCGCCAGGAGACCCAGGTGGCGCCAGGGTCATCGGGGTTGAGGGCGTTGCAGTACATCATCCCGACCTGGCCGGTGCTGGAGTCGTGGTCGGTGGAGAGGTAGATGCGCCAGCGGCCCAGGGTGGGGTTGGCCTGGTAGACGCTGTCGGGGACGCGGATCATGCACGGCCAGTAGATGTCGCGCAGGCCGATCTGCGACTTGTTCAGCGCCGGGTTGCCCGCGTACTTGGTGATGACGGGGACGAGGTCCCCGGTGGTGTTCGCCTGGGAGCGGGGGCGCAGGGCCCCGGCGGTGGTGAAGCGGCCGGCGAGGTTCGCGTCGGTCAGGCGCGGGGGCAGGTTGCCCTCGACCTGGTCGGCGGTGATGAGGTCCCCGAACTTCTCGGGCATGTACTCGCTGGGGATGCGGTCCTCGATGAGGAGGGGGAAGCGGACCAGACGGGCCTGCACGATGCGCGTCGAGAGGGCTACGGCCACGGACGGCGTCCCCGGACCGGTGGCGTTGCGGGCGGTGATGCGAACCGAGTAGATGGTCCCCGCGGCCAGGCCCGTGATGGTGGTCGCAGTATCGGTGACCGGCGGGGCGGCGGTCCACGGCGCGCTCGAGCTGGTGCGGTACTCGGGGAGGTAGTCGGTGGCTCCGACCTGCGGGGACCACAGCAGGGCCGCGCTGTCCTCGGTGGTCGAGGCGACGCGCACGTCAGCGACCTGCCCCGGGGGGGTGTCCGCCGCCAGAGCCCCGGTGGGGGCGGTGGCGATCTCGGCCGCGGTACCCGAGTAAAAGCTGTCGACGCGGATGGTCGCGGCCTCGGAGACACGGATACCCGTGGTGCCGGCGGCGGTGATGGAGGTGTCGGTGATGGTCGCGGCCGTGGTGCCGTCGATAGTCAGGGTCAGCGTGGACCCGACGACGGTCAGGCGAAGAACCTGCCCGGCGGAGCGCGTCCGCGTAGCGACGCGCAGTGTGGTGAGGGTTCCACCTACGAGCTTCTGGATGGCGACCTGTGAGCCGTTGTGCCGACCCACGTAGCCGGTCACCGCACTCCCGGTGGCCGAGGCCCGCAGGAGGACGCCCTGGATGCCCAAGGAGTTGACGAGGGTGATCTGCGCGCCCTGGTCGGCGGACCCCGGGGCGGTGGTGGCAAGGGCGTTGACGGCGCCGGTGGTGTCGGACTGCGCCACCCCACCGGTGGAGATCAGGCCGACGGAGCCGCTGGGTGCGGTGACGATGGTGAACCCGGGCAGGCCTGCGGGGTTGGCCGTGTCGAAGGGCTGCAGGTAGAGGGTCATGCTCAGGCTCCCGGCGTGTAGTGGGTGAAGTCGAGGCCCTCAGCGGGGGCGACCGCGGTCTCCCAGTCAGCCCGCCCGAAGTCGGGCCAGGCGGTGGTGCTCGTGTCGTCCCACGTGACCGCCCGGCGAGAGACCGGCGGCGGGTCCCCGTAAGCCCCGGACAGCTCGGGGGTCGAGTCCTTTTTCGCGGTGATGCCGTACCCGGGGACCTTGGTGATGCCGGAGTTGCCGCCGCCGGGGAAGCCGTCCGCTGCCTTGCGGCCGAGGCGGATGCCGTCGATGAAGATGTTCTTCACCCACAGGTGCGTCTCCTGCTGGCCCGTCAGGGGTGAGAGCTTGGTGATGGGCGTTCCGTCGGCGGCGGCCCCGAAGCCGTCGCGGTACTTGCCGAAGCCGAACCCGAACATGTACTGCCCGCCGAACGCGAGGCAGTCCTGGACGAGGACGTTGGCGACGTCGTTGGTGATGTCCCCGAACTGCAGCCACTGGCCGGCGACCTTCTCGCCGTAGGACAGGCCGGTGATGCGACGGAAGCGGTTGGACCATCCACCGAAGTGCGCGGCGAGGGCGGGCTCGGGCACGGAGCTGGCGATCTGGATGGCGTCGTTGTGGTACGTCTCGACGCGCCGGTTGCCGTGGAGGTACAGGAAGTCGCCGTGGGCGTTGGAGGACGGCTCGAGCTGGTCGGCGCCGCCGCTGATGTTGCAGCGCAGCAGGTAGTAGCGGCCGCCGCGGACGGTGCCCTGGGCTGCGCCGGCGCCCCCGACGAGGCGGGAGTCGACGATATAGGCGAACCCTGCGCCCGCCCCGTCGCCGGAGCCGTTGCCGAAGCTGGCGGCGAGGCCTGCGGAGTTGTTGTGGAAGGCGCCGAAGCTGCGGCCGTTGCCGTTGAGCAGGCTGCGCTTGATGAGGGTGTTGGTGTTGCCCTGCTGCCAGAGGAGGTTGTCGGTGGCGATGCCGTCGATGACGTTGTGGAAGGGCAGTGACCAGCCGCCGCTGTTGGGGATCGTCGCGGTCAGGCCGCCGTCGAGGGAGTACAGGGTGATGGGGCCGACGGTGATCGGTCCGGCGCCGCCGGTGGGGCGCGCGGTGAAGGTGCCGTTGATGGTGACGCCACCTCGGGCGAGCTTGATCTCCCCGGTGACCGCGGTGAGCGTGGTGCCGGCGGGGACGCCGGTGTTGGTCTCGTCGGGGTAGCCGTAGAGGCTGGGCGCGGCGAGGTAACCGGTGGGTACGCCTGAGGCACTCGGTGGGCGGTCGACGTCGAAGGGCTGGTAGGGGTCGGCGGTGGACGTCGTGACCCCGGCGGTGGTGATGCTGTAGTTCCTGGGCGTGTAGTACGGGTGCGGCATGAGGGCGTCGATGGCCCCGCCGGAGGTCGGCGGGGTGACCACGGGCACGTCAGGGTCGTCGGTGGTGGGGTCGGGGCCCGCAACGGAGGTCAGGAGCGTGACCGTCAGGACGTTTGGGTCTGCCGGGTCGATCGCTAGGGACGACAGGTCGAGTTTCCCGGCGAGGGCGGCCGTCACCGCGGTGGGCGTGGCGTAGCGCGCGTCCGCGGCGGCCTGCGTGAGGCGGTCGGAGATCGCGGTGGCCAGGGCACTGGCGGTGGCGTACCGGGCGTCCGCCTCGGTGACGGTGGGCCGCGCGGACAGGGCCGTGTCGATGGCGGTCTGACGCCCGTTGTAGGTGCCGACGTTGACCTTCCCCGCGAGACCGTCGCTGACCGAGGTGGTGGTTGCGTACCCCGCGGTCAGCAGGGACTGCACCGCAGCAGCGGCGCCGGCAGGGTCAGCGCCGACCTCGCCGGGGGTGGTGGGGATCTGACCGACGCGGGCGAAGTCGGGGAGCTGCTCGGTGATGGTCTGCAGGGACTGCGTCAGGCCCGAGACGGTGGCCACGTCGGCCTTGTCCGAGATGGCGTCGGCCAGCGCCGGCAGGGTCGTCCCGGTGATGGCGCTGACCGCGGCGTCGACGGTGAGCAGCCCCGACCGGATCGCGGTGACGACCTGGCGGACGGCCTCGATGGTGGTGGCGTTGCCGAGGTGGACGGCGGCCTCGGGGCTGGCGAGGGTGACACCGGCCGCGGCGTCCAGGGCCGAGCTGATCTGTGCGCGGGTGACGCCCGCCGGCGGAACGGGGGGAAGGTCGAGTGCCATGCGGGTGCTCCCGATCAGGGGGTCGTGGGCGTGAGCCCGGTGGCGGGGGTGCCGATGTACGTGCCGATGAACGCGGAGACCAGGCCCGGGGTACCTGGGCCGCCCGGGTTCGGTGGGGTGATGGGCCCGACGCCGCCGGGTCCGGGGCGGATCGTGAGGAGCCCGACCTCGCGGATAGGGCGCTCGGTGCCCGCGGTGACGTCGACCCAGAGGACGTACTCCCCGACCAGGACGAAGCTGGTCAGCAGGAGGTTCGCGGCCCCGTCGGCCCAGACCATGTCCTGCCAGTCGTCGTCGGTGGGGACGGTTCCGCGGGGGACCATCGCCATCCGCACGACCGGGTCCGGGCCCGCAGTGGGCGGGACGACGGGGACCCGGAGGAACTCCACGGTCCCGGCGGGGAGGTAGCGGACGGGGCGCCCGGACCAGTCGGAGACCGGCCCGAGACGCCACCCGGTCTGTGCTGCGACGTGCCATGCGGTGTCGCTCATACCCATGCCCCGTTCTTCCTGGTCTTGGGCCCGGCGACCCACGCACCGTTCTTGCGGGTCATCGCCGGCACCCACGCCCCGCTCTTGCGGACCCGCAGGCCCGTCGTGGCAGTGGAGGTGGCGGCCGGGGCGACGATCGCGGTGCGCATGTGCGCCTGGTCCGCGGTGCCCCAGGTCGCCGCGGCGCCCGGGTCATCCCCGGAGGCGAGGACCTTCATGACGGCGTCGAGGGTGACCCCGCCGTTCGCGTTGGTCCCCGCGGTGGACCCGGGGTTGGAGTGCAGGCGGGTCACGCCCGAGGACCACTGCGGGTCACCCGACGTGGTGAACGCCGTGCCGCCCGTGTCGACCGCGAGGTACGTGATCGCTAGGCCGGGGGAGGTGACCGTGGTCGCTCCGGCCGTGGACAGCGCAGCGACCGCCGCATCATCGGACCCGCTGCCCGTGTCGAGGGTCCCCACCGAGCCGGTGTAGGACGGACCCACCTCGACGAGGAGCGCCTGCGCGCCCTGGGCCGTGGCCCACGACAGCGTCAGGGACCGGTCCGTGCTCGAGCCGTTCGCAGGCCTGGTCAGAGAGACGAGGGCCAGGGACGGAGCACTGGTGGGCTTGAAGCTCGTCCACCCGGAAGGGGTGGTGATCGTGCCGGGGGTCTTGTCGATGGCGATGAACGCCAGCAGCCGGGCCCCGGTAGCGGGCGCGACGGGGAACGCCGCGGCCAGGGACGTCCCGGACGTGACCCACCCGGCCGCCTTCTGGGCGATCAGCGGTGAGTCCAGGGTGGTGGCGTGGATGTCGTCCCACTGGATCGACAGGGACCCCGCCCCGGCCCCGTGACGCAGGCCCATGCTGGTGCCCATCGGGCGGGTGCCCGCGGTGTCGAGGGTGGTGATGACCTGGGCGCCGTTGAGGTAGGCGGTGATCTGCGTGCCGCCGCTGACCTCGACGACCCTGGCCGCCAGCAGCGCCCCGTCGGCGATGACCCCGGCGGCGGTGGCCGCGAGGGTGGTGAAGGTGTCGTTGACCCGCCGCAGCAGGGACACCTTCCCGTCGGGGGTGGCCTCCGCCCAGTAGTGCGTGCCCGTGGAGGACCAGCGCAGGAGCAGCTCGGGGTACTTGTTCGTCCCCACCCCGTAGGGGCGCGCTGCCACCTGCTGCTCGGTGGACCCGAGCTCGAGGGTGACCTGGTCGTTGTCCGCGGCGCTGACGCTGTACAGGCGGGTGCCGGTGGTGCCCCAGGTGCCGATCCGCGGGGTCCAGGTGTGCCCGGTGTCGGTGATACCCGGGGTGGTCGTCGAGGTGCGGGTGCAGGAGTCGTAAACCGTGGGGCCTGCGGGTGTGGGCGGCGGGACGTAGGGGGTGCCCGAGCCGCCGGTGACCGGGCCGGTGGCGCCGGCGGGCATGGTCGTCGACCGGGAGTTCGTCGAGGTCTGCGGGTTGATGGAACTGGGGGTGTTGCCGCCGACGTACGTGGAGGGGCTGCCCGCGTAGAGGGTGGTGCGGTTCGCGGAGCAGCCGGTGATGGTGCCGCCGTAGCTGATGGCCCGGAAGGTGTCGTAGTTGACGGACCCGAAGTTGCCGGTGGCGACGTCGTTGATGGTGCAGTTCGTGACCACCGACCCGGACCCGGACGCGAGCCACAGGACACCGCCCTGGTCGAGGGGCTGCCCGTCGGTGCCGCCAGGGATCGCCGCGTAGGCCGTACCCGCGCGGGCGATGCGGCCCCGGTAGACGTGGCAGTTGGTGGTGTCGGAGGTGTTGAAGTTGCCCCGCTCCACCGCGAACTGCACCGCGGCCGCCAGGGACCCGTCGCAGTCGAGGTCGTAGACGGTGATGTTGTACGCGCCGGCGCACTGCACGCCGCGGGCCCGGGTGTCGCGGATGATCGGGCGGTTCACGACGTTGTCGTGGGGGCGCCCCGACTCCCCGTCCTGCTGGTACCCGATGAAGGGGATGGCGTCGTCGCCGGAGTTGGAGATGTACGGGTCGTTCAGGACCCACCCGGAGGACCCGGCGGTGAAGTGGATGGCGTCGGCGAGGGAGTTCTTCGCCTGCACCCGGGTCATCAGCCCGTCGTGCGCGCCGTAGATGAAGTACGCCAGGCCCGTGGAGCCGTCGCTGATGGTGTCCTCGAGGGTCACGCGGCGCACACCCTGGCGCAGGACGAACGGGGCGACGTCCTCACCGAGATCGATGCGGGTCGAGGCGCCGGTGACGACGTGCTTGAGGCCGACGATCTTCGCGTCGTTCGATGCGGTGCCCGTGATCCGCAGCGCGGCATACCGGGGGTTCGTCGCCGTCAGCGTGACGCCCGTGGCCTGCATGGTCACGCCCGTCGCGGACGGCCACGCCAGGGTGTTGCTGTGCTTGTACGCCGTGGAGGTGAAGGCGATCGTGTCGCCCGCGACCGCGGAGGAGAACGTGTTCTGCAGGATGGTCTGGTCGTCGCCGCCGGTTGCGGCGGGAACGGTGCGCGTCGCCATCAGGCGCCCGGCCAGAAGTCATTTTCACCGGCGGCGTTGCCCGGGTCCGGGCCGAGCCAGACCACGATGCGGCTCGCGGGCCGCGTCGGGTAAACCCCGCTGACCGCCTCATTGACCCCAATCCCGGGCCCCCATGCGGCGGCGTAATCGGTCGACGACGACTTGGTCAGGACCTGCCCGGCGGTGCCTCCACTGGGCAGGCCCCGGGCGAGGGGCGCCTTCTGGTTGAGCTGGGTCTGCAGGTCGGACACGTCCGAGATGGAGTGCGTGTGGACCAGCGCGGCCTTATTCGCCAGGCCCGGGACCGTGGGCGACGTCGCCGTACCGGAGAGGTCGCCGGTGAGCTGCACGACGCCCTTGGCGCTGGTGCTGGCGTCGGAGACCGTGACGGTGGGCGCGGCCCACGTCTGGTCGCCCCGCAGGAACGTGGAGCTCGACGCGGTCCCGGACCCCAGGCGGGCGGTCCCGAGCGTCCCGGAGGTCACGTCGGACGCGGCGTGCGTGTGGGACAGGGCCGCCTTGTTGGCCAGCCCCGGGACGGTCGGGGACGACGCGGTCCCGGCGAGGTCGCCCGCCAGGATCACGATGCCCTTCGTCGTGGTCGACGCGTCCGAGACCGTGCCGGAGCTCGTGACGGTCGCCCAGCCCGTGGCGTAGTCCGTGCCCGACGTCTTCTGCAGCGTCTGCCCCGTGGTCCCGCCAGCGGGGATGCCGTTGGCCGCGGCAGGGGCGCTCGCCCAGGTCTGGTCACCACGCAGGTACGTCGACGAGGACGCCGTCCCCGACCCCAGCCGTGACGTGGCCATGGTCCCGGAGGTGATCCCGGACGCCGCGTGGGTGTGCGACGCGTCGGCCTTCCCGGAGACCGTGATGGCCAGGGAGTCCACCGCGGTGTTCACCGCCGCGATCGCGGTCCGCAGCTTGTTCCAGTTCGCGGCCAGCAGCTTGTCGACGAAGTCGGTGACCGTGGGCGGCAGATCGAGCGTGGGCACAGCGGCTCCTCCGGGGACGACGAAGCCCCCTGGCCGATGGGCTCAGAGGGCGGGTGTGGCGATCTGGATCAGGTGGACGAACGCGATGAACGTCAGCCAGGCGCCCTCAGTCAGGCGCCACCAGAGGGGGGCGCTAGTGCGCGGTGTCGATGTGCGTGACGAGTGCCTCGCCATCGGAGTCGACCGGGTCGGAGAGGGGCGTGACCTTCGCCCTGGCGGCGTAGGCGGCGCGCATCGTCAGGACGTAGTTCACGAGGACCACCACGCCACCACCCACGGCGATTACCGCGGCGCTCAAGGTCGCGGCATCCGAGGTCGTCACCACCCCGAGGGCCACCGCGGCAGTCGCCACGGCCGTCACGAACGCGGCAACGCTGGCCTTCGCGCGGGCCTCGTCCAGGACGGGCTCCGGGCGGACCTCCGCCTCGTGCTTCCCGTCGTTGCCGAGGATGCGGTCGATGAAGGTGAAGGTGCTCACGGCTTGGTCTCCAGCTTGTTGAGGCGATCGAGGATCGCGGTCTGGGTGATGGTGATCGCGTCGAGCTTCTTCACGAGGAAGGCGCCATCGAGGTCGTTCAGGGCCGTGGAGGGGGCGCCGTCGAGGGCCCCCATGACCCGGGCGTTCGCGGCGTTGATGGCGGGCAGGGCCTTGAGGAGCGCGCTCAGAGCGGCCCGGTCGGCGTCGTTGAACATGTCGTCCTCCTGTGCGGTGAGCTTCGCGACCTCGCGGGCCGCGTCGGCGGGAGTCCCGAGGAACTCCAGGTGCATGGGATCCGGACGGCTCCATTCGGATCCGTGCGTCAGCCCGAGGGAGGCCGCGATGGTCTTGGTCTCGGGGGGCATGTCGGTGCGCAGCGGGGAGCCCATCGGGTTCGTCCCGGCGTTGAAGTCGGCGGCCAGGCCCCAGCTGTGGTTGCTCAGCAGGTCGGGGTTCTTGGTCGCGGCGTACTTGGCCTCGTAGCCGCGGACGGGGCGGAGGTTGTAGCCGCCCGACGAGGACAGCGGGGTCCTGCCTGCCGCCCGCCGTGCCGCGTCGAGGCGCGCCACGAGGGCCGCGAACAGCGGGGCAACCTCCGCGCGGACGTTCAGGGGGATGCCCGCGCAGGGCACCCGGACCATGCGGCCGGAGCCGGCCGGGCCCCACCCGCGTTCCTGGGGGTTGCTCATCGCGGCTCCTGTTCAGTCGGTGGGGTGGTGGTCCCTGTCGTGGTCCTCGGAGCGATCGATGGCGTCCTCGGCCGCGGTCCTGGCGACCTCGTCGCGGACCACGCGGGTGAGGACCTGTAGCGCGTCGGACAGGTCGGCTCGGGCGGCGACGCATGCCCGGCGGTCACGTTCGCGCTCGGCGTGGTGGCGCTGCTCGGCGGCGATGACCCGCTGCTCCGCCTCACCTGCGATGCGCGTCGCAGTCTCGCGAGCGTCCTGCTCGCGGGCGGCAGCCCGGTCGGCCTCCTGGCGCAGGTTGTCGATGACCTCACCGCGCTGGCGCCACTGCTGGTCGCGGTCAGCGAGCTCATCTGCCGCGGCCTGCTGCACGGTGTCGCGCTGATCCCCACGGCGCTTGGTCCGCTGCGCGAGGATCAGTGCCGCCGCCCCAGTGAGGGCGACGATCAGGGAAGAGATGTCCACGCGCTACCCCCTGCGCTCGGCGGCGATCCTGCGCACGATCGGCTCGAAGGGGTTCCGCAGGGGCTCGCGGAGCATGGTCAGGTCCTTAGCGAGAACGGCGCACCACACCACCGGCCCCGTTGGCCCGGCGATCGTGCCGTCCCAGATCGCAGCGAAGAAGCCGCCCACCCACAGGCCCGTGACGACGACGCTGATGAGCAGTCCAGCCCGGGCCGCGCCATCTCCGCCGGTGACGACGGGCACTGCGGATGCCACGCCGGCGATGATGAACGCCAGGCCGTAGACCATCAGGGCCGTGTCGGGGGCGAGGAAGCCGAGGGCGTCCTTGACCCCGCCGTACGAGGGTGACTGGAAGTCACCTGGGCGGATCAGGCAGAACGCGCCGATGAGGAGGTGCCTCATGCTGACGATGCCCATGTAGGTGCGGGCTCGGAGTGTGAGCCCGGTGGGGTCAGTGAATCGGCTCATCGGCCGCACCCCACTGGTCTGAGAGGCGCTGTGGGGTCACGGATTCTCCCGTTGTGTGGTGGTTTGTCTGCGAGATGTCTCGCGAGATCAGGATCCTGGGACGCTGGTGCTGGTGGCCCCGGTCTGCCCGACGGCCACGACCCGCACGTTCGGCAGGTAGTTGCGACCGGAGCGGGGGGTCCAGTGCCGCCACGTCCCGGCGACCGAGGTGGCGCGTCGCTCCTCGCCGTCCCCGTCGTTGACGTAGACGTCGTGGTAGGCGACGGGGGGCTGGTTCCCGGTGGGCGTCGGGTCCGTGATCGTCACGAGCAGCGACGCCGTGAACGGGTCCATCGCCAAAGCCACGGTGGGCACGGCGGGCGGGGTGTAGTTGACGACCTGCCGGGTGCTCGCCCACGTCGACCACAGACCGGCCTTGCGGACCCGGAGCTGGATCCACTCGGTGCGCAGGTTCGTGGGGAACAGGACCTCGGTGGCACGGGTGCCGTCAGAGACGACCGTCCCGGAGTCTTCGTACACGGTGCCGCCGGCCGGGGAGCCTGAGGCGTCCGCGACCCGACGCCACTGGTAGGCGTCCTGCTCGGGGGTGGTCCACGACAGGGTGACGGGGGTCGGACCCGCGACGGAACCGGACGTCGGGGCAGTGATGACGGGCGGGGTCGGATCGTCGCGCGAGGTGAAGAACCCCGACGCAGACCAGTCGCTCATCAGCCCGCCAGCATCGGCGGTGGCGACCTGCCACTCGTAGTCCGCGATGGCGAATGTCCCGGCCGCGACGTCCCGATACTGGTTGGAGGTGGAGTCGGCGACGGTCGTCCACTCCGTCGCGCCAGTCATGCGGTACCGCATGGAGTACGTCGCCTGCGGGTCGCCGTTCGCGTCGAAGTGGACCCAGGAGAAGCGGTTGCTGACCCCGCGGTCGATCGTCGCCCCAGCCGATGGGGTCGTGGTGACGGGCGCATAGGGCGAGACGGGCATCGCCAGGCGCAGGGAGGTCATGCTCGCTGCGCTGTTACCGGTGCTGCTCTTGGTCAGGGTCATCGCCCCGCCGGTCACCCCGTCGGTGGAGCCAGTGGCCCCCACGACGTAGGTGGCTGCCATCTGGTAGCCCTGCTCGGAGCCGACCGCCTGCGAGCTGTACGCCTGCGTGTACGTGGCCCGGGTCAGGGTCTGCGGGTTGAAGTAGAAGATCGAGAATAGGAACAGCGCCGGTGCGCCGGGGTAGGCCGTCACGGGCAGGTTCGGGGCCCGAAGGGTCGACGTACCCGACCCCGACACGATCGTCGAGCTTGTCCGGTACGCCTCCACGGACCCAGCCGTACCTCGATGAGTACTGACGGTCGCGCTGATCTCGCCGTTCCGGTCTACGCACGAGAACGCGTAGCTGCTTGCCTCGGCGGTCGTGGCCACCTTGCTGAACACGGCGTGGCCACCGACTGCGCCGTCCCCGTTGTTGGCTGCGGCGAATACCTGCGTCCAGCCCTCGGGGGCGGTGTAGACGACGCCCCCGGCTTTGAGGTGCGCGATGAGCAGGTCGCCAGCCTGAGTGCCGGAGGGCCTAGCAACGCCGACCGAGCGGATCGCCGCGCTCTGGGCGAACCCGATGTAGCTGTAGGCCATGACTCACGTCCTCCGGCTGGGTCGGGGTGCAGCGCTCACGCGCCGCCGAGGATGTACAGCACCCGCCCGAGGCGCAGCACCAGGACCCGGTCGTTGACGACGGGGAAGTACGACGCCCCGCCGAGACGCTTCGCGGGGACGCTGGTCGTGGCCGTGTCCATCAGGACCTCGACGGGGTTCGTCGCGACCACCGTGGCGATGCTGATGTCTGAGCCGTTCACGACACCAGCTCCCAGGTGCGGGTCATGTCAGCGCCCATGAGGTCCAGCTCCCATGACGTCTCCTGCACCCGGAGCACGCCCGAACCCAGGCCGAGGTCCGGGTCGATGAGGCCATAGATGTCCGCGTGGCCCGCCCCAGGGAAAGGGCCGGTCTTGACATCGATCTTGGCCGTGGACCGCAGGTCCGATGCGACACGAGCATCGCCCTGAGCCACGAGGGAGGCTTGATCCGCGGCGTCGAGCTCGACATGCGAGACCCACTCAAGCCCGTTCTTACGGGCCAGGCCAGCTTCCGTCGGCGGGACGATGTACAGCCCGTTGCCGGCCACCGGAGTCGTGTCCCCACCGCGGCGCACAAAGCGCCAAGAGTTCGGGCGGCCCCACTCGTCGAGCGCCAACCTCCAGCCGTCCACGATGATCGAGTCAGCCGTGTCCCGGGTCCAGATGTACTCCATCGGCCGGTTCTCTGGGGACTCGTACGGGCCCGAGCGATAGAACCCGTTCTCATCGCACCAGAGGCCCCGGTACGCGATCTTCCGGAGGAGGTAGTTAATGATCCCTAGCCACGTGGTCGGGCCGCCGGATTCGGATGCCACCGTGGCTGAGGTCGCGGATGCCTGCGAGGTGTCCACCGACCCCACCGATGTATCCGGGATCAGCGGCCACGACAGGTCCTCATCCAGCACCGACGAAGCGGCCGTGGTGTCCAGCAGGACCCCCGTCAGACCCGCCGCAGTGATGGCCGCGCGGATCGCCGCCAGGTACGACGTGCCCGCCCGCACCACATAGGAGTCGCCCACCGGGCGGTCCAGCAGGTACAGGCGGTCGAAGCCCGCCACGTCCCACGTCACCGGCGCCTCACCCGACGTGCGCTCAGGGGTCGCCAGCGCATAGACGCCCTTGTTCCAGCGCGCGGAGAGGCCGCCGTAGGCCAGCGTCATGTACGGGCGAAGCAGGGCCAGGCCCCACTGCAACTCCCGGGTGATCTGCAACTGGCAGGTCCCGTGAATCGCCGCGTTCATCTGCCGCGCGACCTTCCCGCCGGCGAGGTCGGTGCTGATGTCCTCGATCACGTCCAGGGCCGGGGACACGAGCTCCACGCCCTTGCCGACCTCCACGCCAGGCGAACCCGCCAGGAGGTAGCGGACCTGCTTCTCCGTCAGGTCACCGCGGGGGGAGGCGGTCAGCTGCTGCACTAGACCACCTCGTTCACGGTGACCTCGGACAGATCCAGGCTCGACTCCGCCTCATCGTTGTACTGGTGCTCGTCGATCGGCGCCGCCCAGTACGTCGCCCACAGGCGGCGGCCCCGGTCATCACGGACCAGGACCACCTGCCCGATGTGCGTCTCGAGCCACGCCACCTGCTCGCGGGTCAGCGCCCGCAGCGACAGCTTCACCGACCGCCGCAGACCACCCACCTGCACCGACCGCAGACGCGCCGGGCGAGTCAGGGTGGTCGTGCGGGACCCGCCGTAGGAACGGACCTCGCCCTGCACCGCGCTCTCCACGGACAGGGACGCCATGAACGGGAAGCTGATGAAGTCCGACGGGTCCAGCTGCGAGTTGAGCCACACCGTCGACAGATCCAGCACCGAGGACGGAAGGACCACGACATCCTCACCGAACGTCGCATCCCCGAAACCGGCATCACCGAAGGTCGCCATTAGCTGCGCACCCCCGACCGCTGCATCGAACGGACGGCGGACGCCTGCTCACGGAACCCCGAACGGACCGCGTCGGACATCACCCCGGCCTGCTGCTCGAGCAGACCGTTCTGCGCCCGCAGGATCGCGTTCTGCTCCATCAGCAGAGCCGAGGACTTGCCGCCCAGGCCCCCCGCGCCAGCCGCCCGCATGTCCGCGAACTGCTGGCTCGTGAAGACCGGCTCCGGCTTGCCCGTGCCGTTGTAGACCTGCGTCACGCCCGGGGGCAGGTAACCGCCCTGGTCGTACGCCCAGTGCACGTGGTTGTAGTGCATCTGCTTCACGGCGCCCGTGTAGACGTGGGACTTGCCGTTCTTGAGCTGACGCGCACCGGCCGGGGAGTAGATGAGCTCCGCGGTGTTCGGGAACGCCGCCGCTAGGCCGTTGAAGATGCCCATGTTCGGCGGGGCGATGTCCACCGCCCGGCCCCTCGCGTGGTAGCTGAGGTTGCCCGACGCGGTGATCGACCCGGGGCGGAAGCCCGACGTGATCTGCGCCGACGGGAACATGGCCCGCACGACCTGCGCCTGCCACGCCGAGCCCGACCCGGACCCCGAGGGAGGCGTCGGGAGGGAGCCGGTGGCCCCGTCGTCGTCCTTGCCGATGGCGTTGCTCAGGACGCCGGCGAGACCGTTGACGAGCTGGCCGGGGATCCCGGCGATGACCTTGCCGATACCCTTGCTGCCACCGGGGACGTCACCGATCAGGTCCTCGATGATCTTGCGGAAGACCCCCGCCGGATCACCGATCAACTCCCGGAGCTTGCTCGCCCCGGACGTGATCGCATCGGTGGCGCGCCCGACGATGCCGCCCGTCGCGAACCCCGGAGACCCGCCGGCGCGCATGTAGGCCTGGACCGCGGACGGCCCACCCTGCATCGCGATCCGGTTCCACGTCAGCAGCTGCTGACGCGCCTCCGGAACCACCATCGCCTCGGAGACCGCGACGCCCTCACCGCGGCGCATCGGCCGCAGCTGGTCGTCACCGTCCCGCCACGAGGAGGACCCTGGAAGGATGCCGCCTCGAGCGAAACCCTTGGGCAGGGTGAACGGCTCGATCTCGTCGATGCCCGGCACGATGCGCGCCAGGCGGTTGAACGCGGGCCGGATCCCGTTGTTGAAGACCGTTTCCACGACGAACTTCACGGGGTTCTTGGCCGCGTCCTGGATCAGCGACCACACGGTCCTGATGGCATCCACCCCGGTCCGGAACCAACCCGGGACGGTGTCGATGATGAAGGAGCGGATGGGCTCGAAGACGCTGGCCTGCACCCCGGACCACACGCCACCGATGGCGGTGCCGATGACCGCCCAGGCCGTGCGCACCAGCGCGACCGCTGTGGTGAACCACCCGGGGATCGTGACCGTCACGTAGGTCGCGATGGGGGCCAGCACGTTGGAGACAACCGCGTTCCAGACCGCACCGATCGCGGTCTCAAGAACAGCCCACGCGGCACGGACGAGGTTCACGGCGGTGACGAACCACGTGGGGATGGTGACGGTGACGTACGTAGCGATCGGCAGCAGCACCTTGGAGATGACCAGCTGCCAGACCGCGTCAAGGATGCCCGTGAGCTGGGACCACTTGTCCTTGATGTATGCCACGCCGACGTTGAAGGCCGTGGGGACGATGACCGTGACGTACTCGACGATGAAGTCGAAGAACCTCGACAACGCCGGGCCGACCGTATCGGTGAAGAACGAGACGACACCCTTGACGATGTCCCGGAACGTCTCGCTGTGCTGGTAGGCCGCGACGAGCGCCGCACCTAGGGCGACGACCCCGACGATGATGAGGGTGACCGGGCCGCCGAGCGCAGCGATGACCGCACCGACGATCCCCAGGCCCCCGGCCAGGCCCGCCGCCACCGAGGCGACAAAGGCGATGATCGGGCCCAGGACGGTCAGCGCACCGACGATGCCGACGACGGACAGGACGATGGCCTGCAGTACGCCGGGGGGGAGCGCCGCAACGAATGCCAGGATCCCGCCGACGATCTCCAGGACGACCGGCCCCATCGGCGCCATCGACTCGATGATCGTGACGATGGCGTCGCCGAGCCGGCCGAAGAACTCCTGGAGGACCGGGAGGTTCTCCTTGAAGTAGTCGACGAAGCCCTGGAACGACTCGTTGCCCTGCAGGTCGTCGGCCCAGTTGGCGAAGCTCTCGCCCATGTTCGCGAAGCCCGTGATGAAGATGTCCGTCAGTGGCTCGAAGGCCACCATCAGGTTCGCAACCCCGAGGAGGATCCCGCCGAAGCCCTCAGCGGTCTTAGTCAGGATGTCGCCGCCCTCGCGGGACATGTAGTCGAAGAAGTCCGCGAACGCCGGACCCGTCAGAGCCTCGGCGGCGCTGATCGCCAGGTCGCCGAGGACCCCGCCGAGCTCACCGATGAACCCCGACAGCGCCGGGATCGACGGCAGCAGGGTCTCGATCGCGGTCTGCAGGCCGGGCAGGAGGCCCGCCTCGGCCGCGGCCTTGAGCTCCTTGAGCTGCGGGAGGATGTCGAACAGGAACGTCGCGAACGTCTGGCCGGCCGGGGACAGCTTGCCCATCGACTCCGCCAGCGCATCCGCACCAGCGGTCGCCCCTACGAACGCCGCGGCGCCACCGGCCGCCGAGCTCGCGTAGGCCCCCTGGAGGGAGCGCTGTGCCTGCTCGACGGAGAACGCCGCCTGCCGCTGCTGCTCCGCCTGAGCGGTCAGCGCATCAGCGACACCCTGCTCGGCCTCGGTGCGCGACTGCGCAGCCTCTGCCGTCACCTCGGCCAGGCGGGACGCCGCCTCGCCCTGCGCCTCGCCGGCCTCCGCGAACGCGTCCCTCACCCGACGGGTCGCATCGGACTGCGCCAGCGACGCGTCCTGGACCGTGCGGGTCAGGCGCTCCTCAGCGTCCGCGACGGACTGCGCCGCATCCGCTCGGGCGTCAGCGACACCAGCAGCGGCGGTCGCCAGCGCGGCCTGCGCATCAACCTGCTTCTGCGCCGCGTCGGAGACCCGCTCCTGCGCGTCGATGACCCGGTCGGAACCGTCGATGCCGGCCTTGTCCGAGGCTGCCTTCTCGGCCTGGAGCCGCTTGTAACGGACCCCGATCTCGGCGAGCTGCTGCACCTGCTGCTCGTACGCGAGTCGGGCCTGACGCTTCTGCAGGTCCGTGGCCTCGGGGTCGGCCAGGGTCTCGTTCAGTCGCAGCTGTGCCGCCTCGACGCCCAGGGCAGCGTCACGCTGACGCAGCCCCGCGGACACCACGTCCAGCGCGAGGTCCTCGGCGTCCACCGCAGCCTGACGGCGCGCGTCGTTGAGAGACTCCTGCGCCCGCAGGGCAGAGTCCTGCGCGTCGGCGAGGGAGCGCTCCGCGGAGGCGTACCGGGTCAGGGCCGACTGGATGGTGTCGGTCGCCCGGGCCGTCGCGTCGGCGACCGCGCGGCGGGCATCAGAGATCCGCCGGCTGTTGTCGTCGATGACCCGGGTCAGGGCCTCCTCGGCGTCGGCGACCCGCTGGGCCCCGTCCTCCGCCGCCTCCGCCGCGGCCTGCTGCGCGTCGCGGATCCGCTTCGCGCCATCCTCGGTCGCCTCGGCCACCGAAGCCTGGGCATCCGCCACAGCCTGCGCGGACCGCTGCGCCGAAGCGGCGTTCGTCGCCCGGGTGTTCGCCAGTGACGCCTCGGCGGACTCGATCTGCCGCGCCGAGTTGGCGGCCGTCGACGCCGCACCGGACTGCTGCTGCGACGCCTTGACCGCGTTCTTGCTGGCCTCGGTCTGCGCCTTGCCCATCGCGGACACGGCCTCGCCGATCCCCGACAGACCCAGCGCCAGCACCCCGACACCAGCCAGGGCGGCGCTGATCGCCGCGCCGATACCCACGATCGCGACAGCGGCAGCCGCAGCAGCCGGGACGATTGCAGGAGCCAGTGCCGCGCCGGCGGACCCCAGGAGCAGCAGGCGCCCGGAGTAGGTGTTGATGCTGGCGCCGTCGAGGGTCTGGTTCAGCCGGCGGATCGCGTTCGCCGCGGACGAGGTGTCCACGTCGATGTCGACGTCCTGGCCGTCCAGGCGCTTGATCTCCGCCTGCAGGGCGGCCAGCTGCGCTATGGAGGCAGCGGCGTCCACGCGGACGCGGATGTCAGGGGAGTTGGCAGCCAGGCCGGTGAGCTGGGTCTTGATGCGCTCGAGCTCGGCCGCGGCAGCCGCAGCGTCGATGTCGACGCCGACGGTCTTGCCGGACAGCGACTCGAGGTCATTGCGCAGATCGCGGAGGTCGGACTCCGCCTGCGACGTCGCGAGACCGATGCGGACGGGAGGCAGAGCCTTGGTGGCAGCCTCGATCCGACGGCGGAACGCGTCCGCGTAGGCGCCACCAGAGGTGTTGCCCTGCTGACGAGCACCCGCGGCACCCGGGCCGACGCCACCGCCACCCGGGCCCGAGCCCAGGCCGCGGATCTGCGCCTCGAAGGCCTCCTTGTACGCCTTGCCGCCATCGGTTCCCCACTTGCGGGACTCCGCGATGATCGACGCCAGCGCACCCCGGAACGACGGGGTGACCTCGATGAAGACCTTGTCGCCGCCGAAATCAGCCACAGGACCTCCTCGGGGGTAACGTCAGGAGCTCAACGAGCCCACGGGGGAGTCATGGCGGACACACCGGAGAAGCAGGCCAGGCGCATGGAGCGCGGCAGGAAGCTCCTCGGCTTCGTGGACCCGGCGGCAGCGGCGAACATGCCCTCGCTGCACGACGCGGCGGGAGGCGCCACGGGGGCCCTTCGCGAGGCCGACCGGGACTACAAGCAGATCCGGCTCACCGAGTCGCTCCTCGCGGAGCAGCAGGAGACGAACCGGTTGCTGCGGGCCCTGCTCGAGCGGCCCTAGCTCAGCCCAAGCTGCGTCATCAGTGAGCGGTGCAAGCTGGAGCGGCGCCGCTCGTCGATCTCCTCGCGGACCCGGTCGAACGCGGTCACCGGTCGCAGGCCCGGCTTGAGCGTGCCCGGCTTTGCGCCGGCGCTGGCGACGACCGCATGCACCACGGCGTTGATGCCGTCGCTGATCCGCTCGAGGACCTCGCGCTCCGGCGTCCAATCGGACAGGAGCACCTTTGGTTCGGCCTCGTCCGGATCAGTCGCCAGCCACGCGGCCGCAGCCTCCTCGTCGTCAGCCATGGCCTGAACGAACTGCGTCGCGCGAGGCAGCCGGTCGATGAGGTTGAGCAGGAACCGCCAACGGCGCTCCTGCCACAGCTCCTCAAGGTCCCAGCCGCGGAATGCCAGGTCGGCCTCGATCGCCTCGCCGTACCTGTCGATCAGGTGGACGAGGCGGGCGATTCCCCCGAGCCACCGGGCAGGCCGGCGTGCTGCCTCCAGCTCTCCATGAAGTCTTCCATGAAGTAGAGGTCTACGTCCTCGTGGGACAGGAAGGCCTCGGCCTGCTCGGCGCCCATGAGGGCAGTCAGAGCAGCCTCTTCTGAGAGGCCTTCCAGCGACCACAGCGTGCGCGGCGAGAGCGTCTTGACGTCAGGAATGGTAAAGACCTGGCCGTCTGACAGCTCGACCGCGAACGGCGAGCCAGCCTTCCGCTTCTCGAGGTGTCCAGTGAGCTTGATGGGCTCAGACTTCTTAGTGGCCATGGGGTGGGCTCCTTCTCAGGTCTCGGTCAGGACTTGGTGAGGCGGTCGCGCTTGTCCGCGACCGAACCGGCCGTCGACTCACCCTCGGCAGCCAGGGCGGCATCGAGCGCGGCGCCCTTGATCTCCTCGACGGGGGTCTCGGACCAACCGTCGAACGCGAGGCTGACGGCCTCGCCGGGGGAGTACGCGACACGGGCGGCGTGCCCGTCCTTCGTGAACGTTCCGTGGGACATGACGTGCCTCTCTCGCAGACGAACGGGGTGGGCGACGGTGAACAGCGAGGGCGACCCGAGCCCACCCCTGAGACGGGCCGCCCTCGCTGACATCAGGCGAAGGTGAAGCCCATGCGGGTGGCGAGGGTCGCGAACCCGGGCCCACCGATGAGGTCGTCCTTCGCGTAGCCGAGCGCGCCATCCACGTAGGTGGTCATGGTCACGCCCCACTGGAACGCGGAACCCTTCGCGAACGCCTGGTCAGCCCACGAGGTGACCTTCGCGCGGGGGTAGAACCGGGCCACGTAGAACTCCTGGCCGTCGATGCTGTCCACGCCCAGGGCCAGGACGCGGTAGTACCGCGACGGCGGGAGGGCCGGCTTCTTGATCGACAGGGCCCCGTTGACGAGCGTCGCGCCGGTCAGGTCAGCGCCGGTGAACAGCTCGATGGCGAGCTTGTTGGTCTCCTTGAGGTCGACCTGCAGGGTCTCGGAGTCGCTCGTCGGGTCGGAACGGACCGGCTCGAGGGACTGCCACGCGGTCTCGTCCGCGGACTCCGTCGAACGGGTCGTGCGGATGCCGTCCTCGGTGAGGTACCCGGCGTCGCGGTACCCCGTGGGCAGGGTCGCCGCCAGGCCGCCGCCGGCGATGAACAGCGTCGACGCCGTCAGGGGGGCCGCCGAGTAGGGGGCGATGATGAGCGACCCGGTGAGGGCCTTGCGGACGAGCGAGGAGTCGAGCTTGGAGATCGAAGCGTAGGTAGCCACGGGGGCGCCTTCCTGTCATCAGGGCATGGGTGATGCCCCGACGAGCGGGGCGAGAGGGCGGGGTGGGCTGTCTCAGGCGCCGACGGGGCGGCGAGCGGTGATGCGGTAGTCAGCGGCCCAGCGGCGGACCCGGGAGTCCCCGTAGGGCACCTCGACAGGAGCGGCGCCGGTCTCGGAGGTGTCGAGCACCACCCAGCCGCCGGGGGTCAGCACCGAGTGCGGGCCATCGGCCAGCAGCTGACGGAGCGACTCGGCGAGCGCGTACCCACCAGGGCGGGTGGCCGCGAAGGCATCCACGCCGACCCGGGCCTCGTCGGTGAACCCGTCGTCGGTCCCGCCGAAGCGGTAGACCCGAACGAACGGGAGCTTCTCGACCAGGCCGGGGTCCGTCTGCGTGGCGATGTGCGATGCACCCCCAGCGAGCGGGGCGAGCAGCAGCAGCAGGGCCGCCTCGATGTCGGGGAAGCTCGCCATCACGTACCCCGCAGGTACGCGGCGGTGCGAGTCAGCGTGCGGTGCGGGATCGGGGTGGCGTGGTTGCCGTACTCCACCGCGACCGCCGCGGCGTTGTCGTTGACCAAGCGGGCCGAAACCCTGGGGCCCTCGCGCATCGCCGCGATGGACGGCTCCACGGAGAAGCTGTCCGCGTACCGGCGATCGTCCGAGCGAGGCCCGAACCGGTCATCGAACGCTTCGCGCTCACCCGGGTCGGACCGGGGGGCTGTGGCCTCCGCGTACTCCTGACCCCGCCGGGCGACCGCCAGGCACGCGGCCTGCAGGTTCTCCGACAGCGACAGGCGCGACCACATGATGGGGGAGCGGACGTAGCGACTGCTCATCAGCCCGCCCTCCTCGACAGGGCCACCACCGCGCCCGGACGCCACCCCGTGAAGGGGTTGGATCGAGGCTGCTGGTTGCCGTTGACGTCGTACTCGAGCCCGTCGAGGACTACGCGGTCCGTGGCCGCTAGGTCCTCGCCCGGGGGCAGGAACAGGCGCACGTCCTGGCGGACCGTGATGCCGCGGTCCTCGGACTCCTGCTGGCTCCCGCCGCCGGCGCCGTACTGCACACCGACGCCGTGGATCCAGCGCTGCACGTCAGGGACGCGGTCGCCGAACTGGTCGGGCGGGGAGGGGCGCAGGACTAGGAGGGAGACGCCGCCGGGGAACCTCATGGCGACCGCCAGCGGCGGTACCGCGACGTGTCCGGCGGTGGCGCCAGGGGCAGCATCAGGTTGATGGTCCTGGGCGCGCCCGTGCGCGGCGGGCGCCCCCAGGACATCTCCTCGGCCGTGAAAGACAGCCGGCCCGCCGCCATCGCCGAGTCCACCCGGTAGGAGAACTCCCCGGCAGTCTCGGAGATGACGCCACCAGGATTGCGGATGACCCGCAGGCACGCGTTGACGACGGCGAGGCGCACCAGCACCGGGTCAAGCGAACCGTCGCTCAGCCCGGCGCCGAGCGACGGGTGCGCCCGTCGGTAGATCGCCGACGCGTAGTCCAGGAGCGTCTGCACGCGGGCCTCGGCCCCGGCGGGGAGCTCGACCTCGTACAGGTCCTGGACGTCCGCGACGGTGGCGAAGGCGGTGCCGCCCGGGGGGGTTGCTGTAGGCACGGCCCGCCTCCTGCCTAGGTCAGCGCTTGTCGCGCTTGAGGACGCCGGCCACGGTGTAGTCGGTGTTGTCGGCGGGGTCGACCTTCTCGCCGTAGAAGCCCTGCTCCTCGGCCTGCTCGACGAGCTTGTTGACCTCGGGGTCGGTAACGGGCTGGGACTTGGAGGTGGTGGTCATGGCGCTCCTCGAGATCAGGCGCCGAGCGTGCGCAGCACGCCGACGGGGTAGCGGTTGGCGGCGGTGCCCTGGTCGTAGTTGATGTTGTTGGCGACCTGCCAGCCGACACGGAAGGTGAGGCGCAGGAAGGTGAGGTCCTGCTGGAAGGAGTTGTAGACGATGGCCCCGGTGCCGTCCTGGATCACGGCGTCGTTGCTGATCTTGATGCTGATGTCCGAGCGGACACCGACGACGAACTGGTTCCAGTCGCCGGCGAACAGGCGAGTGCCGTTGACGCCAGCGCCGGCCGCGGCCGGGAACAGCCCGCGCATCGGGTAGATCAGGGGGTGGCCGTCGATGGAGTCCAGGGACCCGCTGACGCGGCCGTCGTCGAGCTTGCGGCCCTGGGTGTCGCGGGAGGCGCGGAGCTTGGCGCGCGCGCCGGTGGAGGCGACGAAGCCGTTGACGTCGTAGCCGTCCTCCTCGACCGTGGCGTACAGCTTGTCGATGTCGCCGAAGAACCCGCCGGCGGCCGCGTTCGAGGTGCCCTCGTTGACGACGTTGCCCGCGGCGATGGCCGCAGCGGAGATGTTCGTCGGGAAGGACGAGGGGGCGCCAGCACCGAAGAAGACGGCGGCATCGAGGGTGCGACCCACGGCCTCGACGAGCAGCGGCATGGCCTCGTCCCAGATGTTCGCGTCAACGTCCGCGAGCACGTTGTCGGGGACCGGGACGATGGTCGCGATCTCCTCGATGTTGAGGAACTTGTTGGTCCAGTTCAGCTCGGTCGTCTGCTTGAGCCCGGTGTCGCCACCCACGAAGTAGGCGGTCGGCAGCGCCGAGAGGACGGGCATGCGCACCTGCGCGCGACCGACGGGGATGCGCCGGAACATGCTGAGGGCAGCGGACTCGCCGGTCGCCCGGGTCAGCAGCTCACGGCTGACCTCCTCGGGGATCAGAGAGGCGGCGTCGGTGCGCGAGATGATGTTGTCGTACGGGATGGGAATCACTCCTTCGGGTGGTAGATCCCCAGTCCCGGGGGCCTACGTGTGGATGGTGAAGCAGCGACCCATCAGGGGCTGCGGTCAGCGCCGGGCGGACGCCCGGATCAGCTGGTTCATGTCGGTGACCTGCGAGGGCGCACCGCGCCTGCCCTGACCGAAGTCGGGCAAGGCAGATGAGGTGGGGCCGGCGAGTCGCTCACCGAAGGCGGCGATGCGATCGGTGTCGGCCTCGCCGTCCTTGATGAATGCACCGGGCGAGAACGCGGAGAGGATCTCCTCGACCTCGTCGGGCTTCTTGCCGCGGGACGACAGGGTGGCCTTGAGCAGGGCCTTCGCGGTCCGCTCGCTGCTCTCGCGCAGCGTCTCCGCGCGCGCCTCGCCTCTCGCCTTCTCCACCGCCTGCTGGAGCTGCATCTGGGCGCGCTCCTGGTCGGTGGCCGTGGCCGCCTTGTGCTCGTCGTACTGCTGCGCCTTCTCGCGCAACGTGTCGTAGTCCGCGAAGGACGACCGGACCCTGCGCTTCTCGTCGGCGAGCAGGCTGTTGACCTGCTCCTGCGTGAACGTCTTCGGCTCGGGCGCCGCAGCGGCCTGCTGAGCGTTCTCTGACCCGCCCGGGGCGGTGGTGTCGTCGGCCACGAGGGCCTCCTTCATTGCACCGGCGATGACCCGTCCGACATGACGCCGTCGCCGTGCGACGTCGCTGCCCCGGAGGGCAGGCCAGAACGGTGGCTTGTGGGGCTCAGGCGGCCAGGGACTCGAGGTCGTCAGGTCCCCGGAAGGACTGACCCTCGGCGCGCAGGACCGGACCGAGCTCGCCGTGCTCCTGCACCTGGTAGCGGACACGCTTGAGCGCATCGCGCCCGGTTCCGCCGGCACGGTCGTAGAGCTCACCGAGGTCGCTGTTGTTCAGCAGCACCCCGGGGTCCCGGCTTCCGATGATCGGGAGGATCTCGCAGTGGCAGTCGGCGTGGAAGTCGAAGTGCTCACCGGAGGAGTAGAAGCGGTCCGAAGCGGCCAGGCAGAGCCCGCAGGTCCCCCCGCGCGCCAGCTCGGGGTGGATGATCCTGCGATACCCGCGGGGCTCCTCCTCGGGCTCCGCGAGGGCCGCGATGATCCCGGCTCTGTGCGCCAGCGCCAGATCATCGGTGGCCAGCGCCTGGGCGCGCCTCGCGGCCCGGTTCAAGGACTCCTCCTCGGTCAGGTCCAGCGACCGCGCGTAGCGGTACTGGACTGCCGGGCGGGTCCACTCCACGAGCGGGTCCACCGGGCGCAGGTGCTCCGGCAGATCCAGGGGGGCCGCGATGTAAGGCACCTCGAGCACGTCGTAGGTCTGACGCAGGTACGCGACGGTGGTGTTGGCCACCGCCTCCTGCCCGACGCGAACGGTCCGCTCGAGGCGTCTGGCGGCGTCGGCCACGACCCGGTCGTTGTACAGAGCGCCTCGGCCCAGCGCCGCGATGATGGCGAGGACCTGACGGACGACCTGGGCGGTGATGGACTCACGGGCGGTCGCCTGCTGCATGACCCACGCCGTGAGGGTCGCGACCTGCGCCGAGCTCGCAGGCTCAGCCACGCGGCGCCGCCGGTATCGCGGCCGGGGCGGTCACCTGAAAGATCAGGTCCTGCCCCCGCTTGGCGAGCATCTGGCGGACCGCCTCGGGGCTGTACTGCAGGATCTCCGACATGATCGTCTCCCACGGCACACCCACCGACTGCGCCTTCGTGGCCGCGTCGTAGCGCTCCGCCAGGGAGTGCCGCTCCGGTGAGGCGAAGATCGCCTCGAGGGACGCGAGCTCGGAGCGCTGCGTGTCGCCGGCGAAGCGGAACGCGAGGCTCATCACCTGCGCCCACGCGTCCTTGACCCGAGCGATGCGGTCCTCGGTCTTGAAGACCAGGCCCTCGCGGGCCAGTGCCGCACCCTCTGCCGAGCCGGAGGCGGCGTCTGGGGTGAAGTAGTGCAACGGCGTGAAGGTGACAGCCGCAAGGTCCTTCACGTCGTCGCGGACGGAGGCGAGCATGTCCTGGAAGGACGTCTGCTGCGACTCCCACACGTCGATGCCGTCGGGGAGCTCCCACAGCGCACCGGGGTCGGCGCTGAACACCTTGTCGTAGTCGATGAGGTTGCCGGCCTCGTCGCGCTCAGGGAGGTTGCCCTTGATGCCGCGCTGACGGAACGCCTGCGAGGTGGCCACCACGAGGCGCTGCAGCAGCATGTGGTTGATGCGGTCGAGGTGGTCCAGGTGCGGCTCGAACTCCCCGACGCCGCCCTTGTTCCGGAAGCGCACCACCGGCACCACGTCGTGCGCGAACTCCTTGGAGAGGTCCTCGTCCCAGTCCCAGCGCGCCGGCTGGAAGGTGCCAAGGTCCTTGACCGCGGAGACCGATCGGCGGGCGACTACGACGCGCCCGGGCAGGTACAGGTAGAGGAACTCCTCGCCCAGCAGGGGGTCGTGGAACGACTTGAGTGCAGCGATGACCTTCCGCTGACGCACCGGGTCGTGCTCGGTGATGACCTGCGTGGGCGACTCCGCCGTGATGATGGGGCTGGTGCCGTCATGGCCGACGATGACGTAGGCGTCGCCCGTCGTCAGCATCGCCCGGTGGACCTCAGCGGACTCGACATCCAGGCCGTTGCCCATCCAGATGGCCCGCGCCGCGGCGTCCCCGTTGTCGTCGCCCTCGGCGCCGGTGCGGAACCCCTGAGGGATCATCCGCTGCTGCGGGGCCTCGACGATGAGCTCGGCGTAGTTCGTGCGCGCCTTGCGCTGGAACGCCTGGTAGGACTCGCGCATCTGCTGTGCGCCCTCGGGCAGGGGCGGGCGACCGGAGTAGTACGCCCACAACAGCTCAGCGCGGGGGCGCCGGGCAGCGAGCTTCTCCCAGAGGCGCTTGGCCCACCAACCATCGGACTGCACGGTGGTGACGTCGATGGGCACGCTCACCTCCAGGGGTGGATCAGCGGATGCGGCGTGGCGCCCTCGTGGGAGCGACGGACAGGGCGAGGCCGGCGGAGACCGCGTCGAGGCGGGCCTGCCAGGCGAGGACCGCGGCGACCGCGGCGTCGATCTTGTTGTGCGAGTCCGGGTGCTCCTTGGCGATCTGGATCCCCGAGCGGCTGTGGACCATGCGGGCGGCGAGGACGTGGCGCGTCAGGGCCGAGGACCCGTCGTGCGTCATCTCCCCGTCCACCACCGCGGACCGGAACTTCTCCAGCGCCCGGACGACGAGACCGCTGCGGGCGCCCGTCATCCACCACTCCACCGGGTGCTCGCGGGATGCCTTGACCTTCAAGCGGCCCCCGTACTTCGCCTCCCAGCCCGCGACGTGGGACTCCCACTTGGCGGGGTCGGCGTAGAACCCGACGACCGAGTAGCGAGTGAACGCCTCGTCAACGGCAGCAAGGATCTCGCCCACTGGAGCGGACCAGTCCTTGCCAGCCGCGCCACGGGGCTGCTCCCACACGCCGAGCTCGTAGATGTGCCCGTCCGAGACCCGGCAAGCCACCAGCGCCGTGGCGTCCGCGACACCACGGCTACGTCGGCGTGAACCGTCGAAGCCCAGCGTCACCACGTCGCGGTCGCCCAGGACCGCGGCAGCGTCCGTGCGGGCCGCCCACTCGTGGTGGACGATCCACGCGTTCTCCGCCGAGGACTTGTCGTTGAGGAAGTAGCGGATCGAATCGGCCACGTCCGAGCGGTTCTCGAGGACCTGGTCGATGAGGCCCGGCAGGTGGTTCCACGCGAGAGCATCGCCGTAGGCATCGGTCAGCGCCGCAGCGAGCTTCTTCTCGTCGCCCATATCCTCGGGGGCAATCTCGCCCCATCGGTGGTCCAGCAGCAGCCGATCGCGCTTCGTCTTGCCCTCGGCGATCAGCTCGGCGAGCTTGTACGTCGCCTCCGCCACCGACTGCGCCCCGGGCTGGTACATCGTGGTGGTCTCGATGTACCAGGTCTCAGCGATCTTCTTGCGCTTGCGCAGGTTGCGGGCGACCGTCGCGTACATCGACCGCAGCTCGGGCCGGTCGTAGAGGTGCGTCTCGTCGAAGTCGACGAACGTCTCCTTGCCGCCATCCTTCGACGACGAGCTCGCCGTCGAGGGAGTGATCTCCCCGCCGCCAGGCAGGAGGATGCGACTCAGGCCGGCGTCGTCGCGGCGCGCCATGGCCCCGGCGAGGGGGCCCTCGTTGAGGTTGTAGTGGACCGTGTCGTAGACGTTCCCGGTCTGGCCCTCCTCGGTGGCCATGCACCGGATGTACGGCGTCTGCACCGGGCGGCCCATCGGCTCGCCTGCCTCGTAGACGTACTCGAAGCCCAGGCCCCAGGGGTCGCGGTAGACCTCGCCACCCTTGGCGAACACCGGAGCGCTGTCCGGGTTGCCCTGATCCTCACGTATGATCCGGCACGGACCCAGGGCCTCAAACAGCACCAAGCGCGCGCCGAGGCCGGACTTGTCGCAGCCCTTGGGGCGGGAGATGAACGCCGAGTCGTACAGACGCCGGCCGTCCTCGCTCAGGGCGTAGCAGTCGACGATGAACCCGGTGTACTCGTCGCCGTGGCGCACCGGCTGGCCCTGGACGTCGCCGGGGCCGTGGACGACGAGGTGCTCCATCCACGCCACAGCGAGCCAGCCCAGCGAGCGCGAACGCTCGTGGCCCTTCGCCGTGACGATCTGCCTAGGCACCCTCGGTCAGCCGCGACCTGCGCGACTGGATGTCCGTCACCCCACTGCTGACGGTGCTGGACGTCGGGGCAGGAGCAGGCTTGCCCGGGGACTCGATCTTGACCTTGAGGCGCATCCGGTCCTCGGGGGTCGCCGCGTACTTCGCGACCCGCAGCCGGAGCTCACCGGCCAGCTCCCACTTGCCGTTCGTCCACATCGCGTGATGCAGCAGGGCGGTGTCGACAAGGAACGCCCAGCCGAGGGCAGGCTCGCCGGCCATCAGGGGAAACTCGCGCAGCGAATCCCATAGGGCGAGCGTCTGCGGGTGCCAGGACTCGCCGTCCGGGAGGATGCCCTCAGGGAGCGGGTGGCCATAAAGCTCGGTGGTCACCTCGAGCTCGACGAACTCCGGGGTGTCGCGGTCACGAGCACGCTGACCCTTCGGGGCGGGACCACGACCAGCCATGACGCCCCCTCGGGTTGGTTACAGACAGTGAGTGGAGTGAAGCCCCCAGACCCACGCGCACCGCGAGCAGCA